TTAAACTGTGACACCCGATGTGATACCCTGTGACACCTTACCGAGAATCTGAGCGGCATCATCAAGAATCTGTTCGTCTTGAACGTGAGTGTATATGTCTGCAGTAATTGATATAGAAGAATGGCCCATGAGCTTCTGAGCAACTCTAATATCGATTCCTCGTCTTGCTAAGTCACTACAGTAAGTATGTCTAAGGTCATAAGGAACAAAGCTCTCTCTGAGAGGGTATGGTGGGATAAGAGCGTTTCTATAAGTTCTACATCCCATTGCAATATTCATCTGACGTTTTAGATCATTGGCGCATCGATTGTACGAGGACTCACTGTGAAAGCGTCCACTACTGTTAGGAGCCAGCGGTTCAAATGGTCCTACATTCTTTACCTTTTGATATAATTCATCAGGCATTGGAACGATTCTATCAGAATTCTTTGTTTTAGTTCCTCTGACATGCAGCAGTGCGACTCCATCCTTGACACTCAAATCACTTCCCTGGCACTTGATTGCCTCAGCAGGTCTACATCCACAGTAGAACATCAACTCGAATACTCTGAATTTATCCACACCATCAACAACCTTAAGGAAGATTTCGCGCTCACGTCCTTTGATAGCTTGTCTCTGCCCCTTGATTGCAGCAGGACGAACAACATCCTTTGCTGGATTATCTAAGATGAGGTGATTCTGTAGAGCAGTTCTAAAGATAAATTGCAGATCCTGATACACCTTCTGAACTGTGCTCCAGCTATAACCCTCAAGAGCATTCATTAATGCTTGGCATTGAATAGGCTTAATAGACTTAACAGTCTGAGAGCCTATCCTACTAAGAATATGTTTGTTGACTCTCAGGAGCATGTCCTCACGCCCTTTTTTGTTTAGATTTCTTTTGTATGAATCGATAGCAACCTTAGCCCAGTCAGATACAAGCATATTATCAGAGACAGTAACCTTGCCCTCTTCAAGAGCTCGCTGCTTGTCATACATTTTCTTATATAGTTGCTTTTCAGAATCCGCGTAAACAACATAACGCTTGCCTTCATAAGTGAAGGTCTTTTTAAATGCATATTTCTTAGGCATAGTATTTCTCCTAAAGAATATTGACTCATCAAAAGTGATGAGTCGAGAGTGGCAAAAATTCCACTAAACTTACTGGCTATGAGTGTTATCAGTGTTTTTACTTGCCGAGATGAAACGTGTGTAGTCCAATAAATGCGATATGGTATTTCTATCTAGCTGCTCAATCAATGCAAGAAGTTGTCCTTTTTCGTCCATAACAGTAAAATCCACAGGTCCAACACCAATCAAATCTGATTTGCGGCAATTCAATACTTTTGAAATTTCTTCGACCATTCCCATGTTAGGCTCTGTCCTTCCCGATTCCCAACTGGATACAGTTCTATCGGACACGTTCAATTTAATTGCTAGGTCTTTTTGAGTGAGCCCTCTAGCCGTTCTTATATCTTTAAGATTAGCCTTAAAATCCATGATTTTTCACCTCCTCAAACATACAATACAACAATTTGTAGATTTAATCTACAAAAAAGTGTTGACATACTACAACGCATAGAGTACACTACAAAACATAGAGAAGAGAGAGGAGGGCACAAGAGATGTCATTAACACTTAGAGAGTGGAGACGAGCTAAGGAAATAAGCCAGCAAACAATGGCAGACAAAATTGGAGTCCATGTAAATACATATATGAAGATGGAGAAGAGACCCAATAAGATAGCCATTGAAGATGCAGTGAAGATTAGCACAATCTTAGCCGTTCCAATGGACCAAATCAATTTTAATTTACCCTAGACTCTACAAAATGAAGAGAGGCTCTAAGGTAATGAGAGCTAGTGATACTCTACGAGTAGCACTGGAGATTAGATGCTTGACAGCATCCAATCAAAACATTGAGGAACAGATATGAATAAGCAAGAAATTGTAAGAAATTTTGAGCAAGCCACAAAAGGTCAAAGTTTTATTACGGCCTCACAATTTGCTCGACTGATGGGATGCAGTAACGTGGACAAATGCAAAAACAAATTCCTATCTAATTTGGAAAGAGTAGATAAAAAGTATTACTTCATCCCTGACATTGCAAAAGCTCTGATGGACAGAGTTAGTTGAAAGGAGATGAACAAGGGGAAATGCGAAAAAGAATGGTTCTAGTTGCTCTGATCTATTCAACGCTATCGGCGGTTTGTGTTGGATATGGAGTTCGGAGCATGGAGGAACAAAAAAAGGAAGACGAGACAGTCACAATTGCTGAGTACATGGATGAATGGTACAAAACACATCCAACAGTGCAGCAGAATGAAGTCGAAACAGTTGCAGCAGAAGAAGATATTCAGTACGGAGACCCAGCAGGATTAGATTTCACGGATGAAGAATCACAGATGCTCATGAAGTTAGCCATGGCTGAGGCGGAAGACCAGGGCGTAATAGGAAAAGCAATCGTGATGAACGTAGTCAAGAACAGAGTCGAATCAGACCAGTTCCCTAACAGCATCGAAGAAGTCATATATCAGCCGAAGCAATTCAGTCCTATCGAGGACGGCAGATATGACGCAGCGGTACCTGATGCTGAGTGCTATGAAGCACTAGAGTGGGTAATCAATTACTGGGATGGTTCAGCAGGAGCTCTCTACTTCGAAGCATATTACAACGAGAATAGCTGGCATAGAGACAACCTGACAATGCTGTTCCAGTACGATGACTTAATTTTTTATAAGTAAAAGGGAGATTGAAAAGAATGAAATTGGGAGAAACATCTTGCCAGTCGGCACCATTTTCAGTTGATAAAAATAAGCAAAGAAAAAGACCACTGCGGTAACAGTGGCCAAGCGTTTCACGGCTATTAACTTTCTAAAAACAGTATACCATGGAACGCTAACAAATGCAACAAAATCAAGAGCTGAGAGGCTTTTGAGTAACACTATAAGAATATTAAAGTTAGGACACTTCTATGGCATACATACATGATGAATATATATTCCCTAACTCGATTGAACATGAATTCAAATGGGCTGGCAATTATGGAGCAAGAGGTGAGAGAAGAGCTCCAAGAGAAAAAGCAACAAGTGAGCAGATAGCAAAACAGAACCAATGGAAAAAAGAAACAGAGGTTAGACGAACAATCAAGTTGAATTTTGAACTTGGAGACTACTGGACAACACTTACATACCCAAAAGGAACTCGTAAGGAGATTAGGGAAGTGAAAAACGATATATCAAAACTGAATAGATCATTGAGAAATAAATACAAGAAACTCGGAATCCCATTCAAGTGGATAATGCGAATCGAAATCGGTTCACTCGGTGGAATACATCTACACATGTTATTGAACCAAGCGAGAGGCGAACCAATTGATATGTTCATTCAAGAGAAGTGGCACAAGCTCACAGGCGGAAGAGCTCACTTCGAGAGATACCTGGGCGATGAAGAATCAGCTCACAAGGTTGGTGATTATCTAGTCAAGCCTTTAACGGAGCAGCAAGAGAAGATTCTTGAAGAAAGAGGAATGGATAAAAGCGAACTATCAAGTTACTCATCCTCAAGAAATCTCATTCGACCTGAACCAATCAGAAAAGAATATAAGCGAAGAACGATGCAGAAGGTTATCGAAACAGGAGAGCCACCAGCGAGAGAAGGATACTACGTTGATAAGAATAGCGTGGTATTCGGAGTCAATAGGTTCACTGGTCTGAGCTATCTGTACTACACAGAAGTAAAAGGAGGTAGCTCATGACAGTAAACATATACATTGAATCATCAATCAGAGCTCCAGCAAAGAAGCAAAGCGGAGTAGTTGGCATTGTATTACAGGCTGGAGATACAGACGCAACAAAGACCGTATTCGGGAAGGTTGAGGAAGTAACGAAGAATCATGCCGATGTTATCTGTTTAAAGAACGCTCTAAGCTACATTTCAGCACATGCGGACAAGATTTTAATACACACATCATCACTTTATGTAAATCAATGTCTAGTCGCTATGAGAAAAAATGGACGTTTCTCGGGTACAAAATTCAAAGAGGAATGGGAAATTATATTAGAGATTCTTAATCAGCATGAGTTTGAGGCGGTGTACAACCAACCAAATGAGTTTAGGAACTGGTTGCAGCAGGAATGTGAAAGGAGAGCTAAGAAACATGGATTCTAAGACAATGTACTTAAATCTCGAACAGTCATGTAGAGCTTATGTGCCAGGCTTAAATCATCATGTTAAAGAAAGCTTATACAGACCTGAAGAAAATTTTTTAAAGATAAAGCTGAAAGATGAAGTAGTGAGAACTATCAAAGAAGAGGATATAGACGCAATGTGGCACGCAGCGAAGATGGCTCTTGAGTCATTCGTGTTTAGCTACATGGAAAAGGAGGCAATGAATGTTTGAAGTTTTTGGAAATTTCGACAGTGCACAAGAATTGAACGAGTCAGCTAACGGATTAAGGCGTGAACAGGACTATGAATCAATAAAAAAACTAGCCGAAGAGAACGGCATCGATGAAGAAATAGCAGAGGCATTTATAGATGGGGATATCCTTTATATTTGCGACGTCGCAACAGCGGCTATTGGCAAGCTGGAGATAGAAAAGAAAGCACTTGATTGTGCTGAGATTATGGAGGATTGGGTAGGCTACATTGAAGCAGAATGCTTTGACAATGAGCAGATGGCTATTCAGGTACGCAAGAACGATAAAAGCCTTGCAGATTGCATTGCAAAGCTTCTCGCATGGGGCTTCAAACATCAGCATGAGATTAGCAAGGATATCATGAAGGCTGCTAACGTGAATGCTGGCAGAGTCACACTTGGCATTCCTGGCATGGGAACGGCGAAGCAGATCATCAGAGAATACTATCTCGGAAGGTAGGTGCTCCATGAAAAAGAAAGCGATTAAGGAGATACCGTTTAAGAGACCAAAGAGATTAAAGAACGGACTTCAAGCAGAAGCTCAGTCAATCATCATTGACGGAGTGCCACATCTGTTTTTGGACCAGTGGGAAGATAAACAACCAAGCTGGCGTTACATCCTAACTCCAAAAGAATATGGTCGTTACTGGGTACAGAGCGATGAATGGGACGGAGCAAAGCTTAACGGACAGTTTGCTTGGTTCTATGACTTCGGAATGGCAAAGGATGTTGACGAGATTGCAGCAGGATGGGCTAAAGAAAACGGATATTACGAAACAGACTTCAAAGAATTGGCTAGAGAGGTTGAGACAGAACAGCTCAGAACGGCACAAGTCAACAATGAACTCAGACGAAGATTTAAATTGCAACAGCGTGTAGCTGATTTACAAGAACTTCCCGAAGACTGGGAAGAATATATCAACAATGTGCTTTCAGGACATAAGCTCTATTATCACCGACACGGCAGATTCACTACTTACTGGTGCTCACATTGCGGCACAGAGTACACGGTGGCTAACAAACAATTAGAGACTTACGAAGGACAGTTTGAGTACTACGAGTCAGCTCCTAGCGACGGAGAGGAAAGAGAATGTCTCCACTGCAAACAGACAGCAGTGTGCAAGCCAAGAGGTAGAGAAAAGAACGGATCCAGCATAACTAAGTATATATATCTGGCACAGACGACCAAAAGTGGAGGCTTTGTTACTAGATACTTCCAAGCAACAAAGAAATTCATGCCAGGAGCAACAGAGAGAGTTGATTGGGTTGAGGCTTCTAGGACATACATCAGAGACGGAAAGAGCCAAAGAGACTTTCAGAAATACGATTGCTATCTAGGTGAAAGATTTTGGGATGATTGCAATTTGGCAGGGCTATCAAACATCAGAATGTATCAAGGCGTTATTCATCCAGCAACATGGGATGCGGTAGCTGATAGCTATCTGAAGTACGTTCCTGTAAGAGACATATTAGACCTAGACTCGAGATTGAACTTCGCAGAGTTCACGCTGATAGCTCTAAAGTGGCCTCAACTGGAAATGCTTATGAAATTAGGCTTTGAATGGGCAGTACAAACTATTCTACGGAATCAATGGACATCACGATTCAATGTTGACGCAAAAAAGCCTTGGGAGTTCTTCAGAATCAAAAAAGACAGAATGGCAGAGCTTGAATGCGAGCCAGAGATTCTTCAGGTTCTGCAATTAGAGAATAAGCTTAATGCACACTGGAACGACGACGAGCTCCAAGTAATAGGTCAATTCAACGAAGAGGACGTAAAGACAATACTTAAATACATGTCAGCTGAAAAGATGGTTAATCGAGTATGTGAGTATTGCGGATTCACCAAAGAGAGCCTTCGAACAGTATTCGAAAGAGAAAAGCTGAGACGAAAGGCAACACTTTACGCAGATTATCTTCACATGAAGGATGCAGCAGGCTTTGATATGACTAATTCAGTGTACTTGCATCCTAGAAACCTTGATAGAGCTCACGCAGAGCTAGTAGAGAGAAGAGAGCAGATTGAAAATGAGAAGTTCCTCAAGGAAAAGGAAGAAAAGTTCAAGAATATCCCTAAACGCTATAGAAGTGCTAACAGGCATTTCAAGTACGAAAGCGGAGAGCTATTCATAAGACCAGCAAGAACAGCGACAGAGATAATCCTAGAAGGTCGAATCCAACATCATTGTGTAGGCGGTGACAATTACCTGGATAAGCATAACAGAGGCAAGACTTACATCTGTTTTTTGAGATTCAAGGAAGACAAGAAAACACCATATTACACTGTAGAGCTCGACTGGGAATACAACGTTTTACAATTCTACGCTGCTCACGATAAACAGCCTCAGAAGGCTGAAATCGAAGCGTGGCTGAATACATACAAAGAGACTATGCTAGCCAAGTTGCAGCAGGATAGCATGGGCACACAAGAAGCAAAGGTAAGTTAGGAGGAAGCATGGGAGATTACTACCAAATGACAATCAGCGATTGGTTGGCATCAAAAACAGAAGAAATTAGACAGGAGCTTGGCAAGACAGCTCAGAGCTTTGTAGCTATTGGTTACAAGCTAAAAGAGGTTAGAGATTCGGGAAACCTAGGAGAAGGCGAAACAATTGCAGACTACGCACAAAGAGAGTTCGGATTGTCAGCCTCAACAACATCAAGATTCATTGCCATTAACGAGAAGTTTGGTGACGGATTAGAGCTTAAGAGCGAATACTTGAAATTCGGTTCAGGTAAGCTCCAAGAGATGCTGGCACTCACAGATGCAGATTGTGAGCTAATCAATCACAATCACACAGTTAGCCAGATCAGAGAGATTAAGAGATTCGAAGCTGAAAAGCATGAAGATGTTCCAAAACAGACAGAAGAGCAATGGGGAGCTTTTGAAAAGTGCTTGATAGATTTCTTCAAGGACAAAAAACAGCTTCTAACGGATATCTGCGAAGCTGAATACTACGATACAGAGGATTACAAGAAGGCTGCGGACCTTATTAGTCCAAACGGAAGTACAACCCACAAAAAAGGCGTTGTGTTCATGTTCATGTATCAGTTCGATGAAGGTATCAAATACAAGATATTTGGTGAACAGGCGGCAAGACGGATGAGCTACGTTGAATTTATATCCACAATTCGCCATATATTCGACTGTGAAAAGGGGGTAAATCCACATGAGGCGTTCTACGGAGTAGAAAAAGAGCCTGAGACCGTGGAAAAATCAACGAATATTCCAATTGCGACGTCGCAAGTGGAGGAGGTAACAGAAAATGTTAGTGAAGAGGATGAAAACAAGAATTTCATTAGTGAAACTGAGGATGAAGCTGAAGCTGATGGAGATAACGGAGAGCATATTGTGGAAGCTGGCGAACAGGCTACAGTTCAAGGCATACAAGATAGGTCAGAAGAGAAGAATGATAATGACAGTTACGATTCTGAGGAGGTAGAGGATGAAACTGATAATGGCAATCCTGGAGAGGATGATTATTCAAACGAAGCTGAGAATGATGAAGTAGAACATGTTGAGGTTGCAGCAGTCGAAGATTTTGCAGAGGCAGAAGCTGAAGCGCTAGCAAACGACATTGAGATGGACGCAGATCCACGCCACGAACTCATAGATAGCCTTGAATACTATTGCAAGGAACTTGTAGAAGCATCTAAGTGGCCAACATACAGAGCAGCAGCTTACAGAGACAGAAGTGATGAACTGATAGACCTTATTTTGAGCACAAGAAAAGACATCTTGATGATGAACTTCAAGATAGAGTCGGAAAAAGAGGAGGACGAGGGAGAATGAAAGTCTACATCAGCGGAGCAATAACGAATAATCCAAAATATGTTGAGCAGTTCGACGCAGCAGAGAAAGCTCTGATTGCAGCAGGACACGAGGTGGTAAATCCAGCGAAGATAAACATGCCACTTCCTGAGTCAACAACTCACGATGAGTTCATGCATGTATCCTTTGCGCTCATGGACCTTTGCAACATGATATTTATGCTTGAGAGCTGGGTGAACAGCAATGGAGCTCATATGGAGTTTGAATATGCAATGAGACATAAGATGACAATTGTATTTGAAGGAGGGAAAGGCTAATGGCAAACGAGATTCCAAGTAGAGAGACAGTAAGAGAGACAGTAATTCAGACAGGTGAATGCAGATATTGCGGACAGCATTACACATTCGAAGGGCTTATCGATATGTCTGAAGAGGAAAAGAACACAATTGCAACATCAAAGTGCGATTGTGAGGAAGCTATAGCCGAGACAAAGAGACTTGAAGGTGTGGCTTTAGCAGAGAAGAACATCGACAAGCTCTTAGGCAAGTATGCATTCGCTGAACAGCTTAAGCCATTTGCTACAGAGCTGGCCAAAGAGCATCTCGATAGCATCACAGTAAAGGTTGATAACGTGACAGCAACAATGAACCTGAACAACGGCAAAATCATTCTCAAGAAGAAAGTCACAGAAGAAAACACTCTGGAGGCATAAATGAGCAAATCAATCATGCATCAGAAAGATGGGACCTGTTACCTGTGCATGATGTTAAAGGGAGATTACGACGATCATAAAATCACTGAAGAGCATCACGCAGTGTTCGGCATAGCGAATAGAAACCTAGCCGAGCACTACGGGCTCAAAGTGTATCTTTGCCCTGAACATCACAGAACAGGCAAAGAAGCAGTTCACAGGAACTACAAGATAACTAAATACCTACAAGAGAAAGCTCAAGTGGTATTTGAAAGCAAATATCCCAACGAGAGCTTCAGAGAGATATTTGGGAAAAACTTCAAGCTAGAAGATAAGCCACCTGAAAAGAAGGAAATCCCAAAAGAACCAGGATTCAGATTTTTGGAGGAAGAGTAATGATTTACATTTTGTTAGTAGCAATAGCAATAGCGATTGGATTTGGTTTTACAGCATTAGTAGTTAAGCTGGCGAGCATGGTGTTCGGATTCACATTTTCATGGATCATCGTGCTTTTAGTATATCTAGTCGCAATATTCATTAAGAACCTGTTTAACAACAAATAAGGAGGAAGAATAATGGCTGGTAGAGGAAGACCAAGGAAAGAGGATGTGATAGCAAAGAAAGAAGCACAAGCAAGAGCTGAAGGCAAGACTTACGGAGAGCTTGCAGCAGAAGAACAAAGAAAAGCTGTCAAGGTGCAGCAGGATGATGGAGTAGTAAGAACAACGATGAAAGACAGAATAAAGCATATTCCGAAGAGGAGCCTAGCAGCACATGAGAATGTGCTTAGAGAAATCAAAGAGGACATTCAGAGCCACAAGGAATGCATTAAAACCCAGCAAAAGGAAATAGAACAGCGTCAAGGATGCATTGAAACTCATAAACAAGCAATCGAAGACCTTGAGAACGAGTACAAGGAGGAAGAGGAATTCCTTAAATACTTTCGAGGTTGAGCCTAGAGAGGTAAATGATATGGGCTATTTAGGATTAAAACCAGGAGAGACCATCAAGTGCAGAGATCGTCAGCACATGAAGAAGGTACATGATGAATTAGCAGCATTAGGCATTCGTTCGGATTACCTTTACGTGAAAGATGGCAAAGAAGGAACGTGGATAATAATCGAGCCTAAACATTAGGGAGGAGGACATGGACCCAAGAAAAAATAAACCGATTCACTTTAGATGTCCCAAATGCGGAGCTGACTTTGAATTCAATGGCGGAAAGATTGCAAGAGAGAAAGAAGAGCTCGGACAAGCAATCCATGTATTGAATGCAAAGATGACAGCATTTAAACAGGAGCATGACACCAAGAATCCATATTACGCAAAGCTCAAACGTCAGAAAGCAGAACTCGAGGCGAGGTCAGCGGTAGTCAAGAGTCAATATAAGCTGGCAGCAGAGCAAGGCGAAGTGCAGAAGCTCCAAATCTTCGTTGATCTAGTCAAAAGCGAAATAGGCAAGGAGAAAACAGTGAAGCTTTTGAAAGAAGCCGAAGATAGCATGTGCTACAGAAATTATGACATGGCAAAGCAGAAATATAACACTTTCAACAATTTGTAGGAGAAAGAAATGGAAATCAAAAGCGCAATTGAACTGTTCAGGAAACAGTCAAAAGGTAAAGGTGCTTTGCTATCAACAGATGAGTGCAAACAGATAGCTCTATGGCTTGAAGAATTAAGCGATAGGAAAGATGAAGGCTTGAAACGAATAGCCATAGAGAGCTACTGGGGAGCAACAGAGGGAGTGTTGGATACAAAGCACGACAAGGTATATGTCGATACGGCAATAGCTGAAGACATAAGAGCAGGAGTTCCAATCAAGTTACATTTTTGAGACAGAAGGGAGAACAAATGGAGACAGAAGCGAATTTGATGATAAAAGATGTACCAGCTTTTGCATTAGAACAGCCAGTATGGATTGTAAAAGTGGATGAATTACATCAGGATTCAGCAAAGTACGTTGGATGTTACGAGACCGAAGAATATGCAAAGACAATCATCCCTGATATTCACAGAGCTGTGATTGTAAAGAGAAATCCGAGTGCAGCAGTTGGCATTCCAAAGGATAAGATTGAGAAGCTTATTGAAGAGTATCAGAAGAGTCAGCAGAAGTACCAGGAAGCAATAGAACCTTTTATGGCAGTCAAGGATGAAGCAGAGCTAAACAGAAGCGTAGAACTGTGCGAGGTAATCATCCGAGACCTTCAAGAGCTGATTAAGTAGGAGGAAAACATGGCAGTATTTATGACTTATGATGAAATCGTAGATGTTCAAGAGTGGTTCAAAGAGTATCCTGAAGAGCTGGAGTTCTACGAGAGTATAAAAACACAAGCGTTAAAGGATGCATACGTCAGAGGATTACTTAGGACTTATACATTCAATCATTTTAGGCTAAAGCTCAGAGTAAGAGAACTCATAAAGAGCATCAAAGAGATTGGAAAGAAAATCAAAGAGAGTATTAAAAGAGTATTTTGGAGGTAGAAGATGAAAATATTAGCAGTGCAGAGCAACACAACATTAAGTGCAGAAGGAATGAAGGCTTTCGCAGATAACGTCAAGGTAAAAGATGGAATATTGGTATTGAATGGCGATTGTCATTATGAAGAAGTTGAAATAACACCTAGTAAACCAGCATCAATCACAACTTTTAAGCCACCGTTCCCAATCACAGATTTCATGAGCGTGTTTGCAGCAGCGTCTAAGAACGAAGGAGCAACAAAGGACATGAAGGAAGATGCAGCAGAAGAGCCTTTATTGATGATTGAGAGAAAGGTTACAGAGGCAATTGGCTCATACGCTGATTTGAAGGTTGGAGACCGATTCAAATTCACTGATAAAAAAGGCAGAAAGCATGAGGTCGAGGTTGCAGCAGAAGAAGATAATCTGATCCAAGTAGTTTGGACTCACACAGTAGAAGATAAGCCTTGGAATGATGAAGGCGGTACAGAGGGTGGATTCCTTGGTAGCGACATTAGAGAGTATTTGAACGAAGAATTCTATGAAGACCTTCCTGAAGGCTTTAGAGCCCAAATACAAGCCGATGTGAACAGCGATTATTTGAGGTTACTCACAAAGAAAGAGGTATTTGGAGTAGACGGAGAAAAGCCAAGCTTGAAGATGTTTGAAGATACTCACAATAGAGTTGCTATGGATGGCTACAACGGAACGTGTAGCAATTGGTGGTGGCTAGCCGATGTATATTCCTCTGCTTACGCGTGCGACGTGCACGACGACGGCTCCTCGGACATCTACGGTGCTTCGGATGCCCTCGGCGTCCGCCCGACTTGCCTGTTGCGTAAGCAGTAATTCCGCTGCCGTGTGCAGCGGATGTAGGTGGAGGTAGAAACTATGGAAAAAGTAAGAGAGCCACCATCGTAGCAAGGTCTATAGCAAAGGATATAATTATTTTTACCACGAAGAGAAAGGCGGAGACCTTTTCACTCCGCCTTTAAATTAAAAGCTAACGATGGAGGTCTGAAAGGGAGAAAAAGATGACAGAAAAAGAGCTATATGATGTACTAACAGCACCAAGAAGGACAAAAAGAAGAATTGAAGTAACAAAGGCTCGAATGGAAAAGCTAAGAGTAATGATGCTACCAGGAGCAATAAGATACGATAAAGACCATGTTCAATCATCACCTCAAGACCCTATGCTAGTATTCGCAGAGAAAATGGATGAGCTCAACACTAAGGCGGTGGAGCTAGAGGGATTGTACATAACGCAGTGCAATGAGGTAGAGGTATTACTCAAGGCATTAGACGATGATGATAGACATAAAAGTATCTACAAAGATATCCTAGAATTAACATACTTAGCTGAGTGTAGACCAGTTGAGATAGCTGATAAGTTAAACTATGCAGAGAGCACTGTATACAAACTGAAAAGAGAGGCTATAAAAACTTTAATAAAAGGATAGTAAAAGTCAAAAAAAATAGTTTTTAATGTGCTATTATGATAGCGTGAGGATTGCAAATAAAGCAGTCCTCTTTTTATTTGGAGAGATAACCTACTATGTTAAAGTCTTGTAAGTATTGCGGAAAAGTACATCCATACAATTATACGTGTCCAATGAAGCCTAAGAGACATAATGGTAAGTACGATTATACCGATAGGGATGTATGGAAGTTTAGGCACTCAGGACTGTGGAAGAACAAGGCAGAAGAAATAAAAGAGAGAGACAACTGGATGTGTCTCTGTTGCTTAGATAAAAAAATAATTACGACAAAACAATTAGAGGTTCATCACATCAGACCATTAGCTGAAGACATGGATTCAAAGCTAGATGATGACAATCTGATTACACTTTGTAGAGCTTGTCATGAGCAAGCAGAGAAAGGTTTGATAACAAGGCAGGAGCTGAAAGATATATTGAGAAGGCGAGGCAAGATTGAGGCTGAAAATACCCCCGTCATATGAGGTCAAAATATATGCCTATTTTCCCGACCGACGCCCCCACTTAAATCTACAAAAAATGTTAGAAATGAGCCCAGAGATAAAAACGAGGTGATAATATGGCAAGACCAGCTAAAGTAATTTCGGCTAAAACAGGTCAAATTTCGAAGGAAGAAAAGCAGAAAAGAGAAGCCATAGAGGAGTCATTGAAAGGCGGCAAAGATTTAACACCTCCGAGACAACTCACGGCAGCGCAGAAAAAGATTTACAAGTTTATACTCGAGCAGCTCGAGGAGTCGAAGCTCCTCGGCCAGCTCGATGTATTTATATTATCGAGAACGGCAATCACAATAGATCGTCTCAATCAAATGGATAAGAGAGCCAAGAAGGAGCCTGACATAATATACAATAACAACTTCCGCTTGGCACAAGGTCAAGCAACACAAGAGTTCTTTAGATGTTGCAATGAGCTGTGCCTATCTCCGCAGGCACGCGCAAAGCTTTCAGTTGCAGCAGCAAAAGCAAGCGAGCCAACGAAGAAGACTCTTATGGATATTCTAGCTGAGGAAGATGACGAGTAGTACAAAGGTACACCCAGCAGTTGATTACGCGGAGAGAGTTATTAGTGGAGAGACAAGAGCTCCAAAGTACGTCAAGAAACAATGCCAAGATTTCTTGAATACCTGGCATGGTCTCAATCCCAAATATGAAATCAACACGAAGCTTTTAAACAAAATATACAAGCTATTAAAATGCCTTAAGATGGCCAAAGGACCGAAAGCAGGAGAAAGCATCTACAAAGCTCTTGCTGGGTACCAATGGCTGCTTATCACTGCCACAATATGCACAGTGCACAGAGAAGATAAGCACAAAAGAAGGTACGAAACATTATTGCTTGAGATTGCAAGAAAGAACGGAAAGACATTCGTTGTCGCTGTTCTTTTTTTAATACTCTTTTATCTTGAACCTCAATACTCAAGATTCTTTTCAGTTGCTCCTGATGGAGCTCTTGCTAAGGAAATCAAGCAAGCTTTAGAGCCACTGATTAGAACAAATTATGATGTATTCGAGAAAGATGAATTCAAGCTGTTAAGAGACAGCATTACACATAATCCTACAAAGAGCGTGTATGTGCCTCTTAACTATTCAACAAATAGATTAGATGGTAAAGAGCCTAACGTATTCATTGCAGATGAGGTTGGAGCTTTACCAACATCATACGCAGTCGAAGCCATGCGATCAGGACAGCTCTTGGTCAAAAATAAGCTTGGCTGCATTATTTCAACCAAGTATCCATCAACACAGAATCCATTCGAGGATGAAGTATCTTACGCAAAGCAAGTACTTGATGGATTGGTTGAGGATGAAACCATTTTTGCATTGTTATATGAACCCGACAATGTGCAAGGATGGGAAACAGACCTTGATATCATTCGAGATGCTAATCCGTTAGCACTTGAAATCGAGGCTGTATTTAAAGACCTTGTTAGAAAAAGAGATAAAGCGGTCCTCAGAGAAAGCCTTAGAGAGAACTTCCTCACAAAGCACTGCAATATCATCTATCAAGGAATTGGAACTGAATCGTTCGTGTCTATTGAAGATGTACAAGCTTGCAAGGTTGATTCAATCGACTGGGAAGGCAGGGAAGTATATATAGGCGTCGATTTAGCTATGACAAATGATAACTGTTCGGTAGCCATGAGCACGTATGACGACAACGGTCACATCCTGGCGGATGTAATCGCCTTTATACCTGAAGGCCGAATTGATGAAAAAAACGCATACGAGAAGATTGACTACCGACAGTTTATTAAAGCTATGAAGTGTATAGCATGCGGAGATATGACTGTTGATTATTCAGTAATCGAGGACTTCGTAATGCATATTGAGGACAAATATGGAGTAAAGATAGCTCAGATAGGCTATGACCGATTTAATGCTTTATCGAGTGCTCAGAAGTGGGATGTAGACTATCAAACTGTTCAGATTAGGCAACACTCTGATACATTACACCCACCAACAAAACTTCTTTACGAAAAGATAGTAAATCACGAATTCCAGTATGAGGAAAACAGGCTACTAGAAATCAATTTTGAAAATGCTAGATGCACTTTTGATACAAACCTAAACAGATACGTCAACAAGAAGAAATCTAACGGCAAGGTTGATATGGTGGTCGCATTGATAAACTCAATTTATCTATTGCAGCAGAGTATCATTTTTGAAGACTGGGCAGTTCAAATGTGATTAGAGAGGATAACAAATGAAACTATTTGGATGGAGAGAAAGTAGGGCAGAAGAGCCACAGCAGAGCGAGGAAAATGTATCTACAGATTACACTCTCAGAGCATTACTTGGAAATGATGAGGTGATGACTGCGGATAAAGCCATGCAGATTCCTACTTATGCTGCGTGCGTGAACTTCATTGCGGATACAATTGCAATGCTGCCTGTTAAGCTCTACAAAATGGAAAACGATGAAAGCGGAAAAAGAATCATCAAAGAAATTGAAGATGATCCACGAGTAAGAATGCTCAATGGAGACACAGGTGATACTTTAAGTGCTGTCGAGATGAAAACGGCAATGCTTAAAGACACATTGAACCATGGAAGCTCAGTTGCTTACATTAACAAAGCTGGTACAAAAACAAAATCAGTACACTATGTTGCATTCGACGAGTTCTCCACAGTTAAGAATGAAGACCCAATATTCAAGACATATCAAATTGTGGTAGGCGGTCAAAGGTACTGGCCTCATAATTTCATCAAAATACATAGGGCAACAAAAGATGGCGTCACAGGCATTGGTGTTCCATATCAAAACAGCGAGATCCTAAGTGTTGCATATCAATCACTTGGATTCGAAAAGGCTATGGTTGCAAAAGGCGGAAACAAAAGAGGCTTCTTAAAAACAACCAAGAGGTTGACCAATGAGGCAATGAACGCGTTAAAAGCTGCATGGAGAAAGCTTTATAGCGGAAACAATGATGAAACAGTTGTAGTCCTAAATGATGGAATGGAGTTCCAGGAGAGCTCTAGTTCAGCAGCAGAGCTTCAGTTAAACGAAAATAAAAGAACAAACGCTACAGAGATATGTGAGATTTTCAAGATATGTCCAGCAGTCCTTAACGATAAGGCTACGGATGAGGAATACAATCTCACAATCAAAACAGCTATATTGCCGTTGCTTAATGAATTAACAACAGCCTTAGACAGGGATTTCTTACTCGAGTCAGAGAAGAAGTCCTATTTTTATGCTTTCGATACGGCTGAAATCATGCGAGGTGATATCGAGAAGAGGTACAAAGCATACGGCGAAGCCGTTAAGGCTGGTTGGATTACCAAGAACGAGATTCGTGCGAAAGAGAACATGCATGCAATTGAGGGATTGGATGTTGTTGGAATGTCTTTAGGAGATGTCATTTTTGATGTCGAAAAGAAAACGTTCTTTACGCCAAACACAGGAACAGTGACAGATGGACTCACTCCTGTGACAGCTAAAGATATACAAAATCCAAAGGAAGGAGGAGAAGGCATTGAAGGTTGAAATCAGAGCTGATGATAGCGTCCATATCGAAGGATATGTGAATGTCTGCGAGAGAGAATCAAGACCGGTTGCAACACCTTATGGCAAGGTCAATGAAGTAATTGCAGAAGGAACCTTCCAAAGAGCTGTTGATTCTGCTGATGAGGTAGGACTTATGGTTGACCATGAGCGTCTGATCGGAAGCACAAAAACAGGTTTGGAGCTTTCAGAAGATGCAATTGGACTCAGAGCAGAGCTTGATACAAGCGATGAAGAGGTCGTTGAAGCCGCCAAAGCTGGAAAGATTAAAGGCTGGTCCTTTGGATTCAGAAAAGCAGTTGATAGTTTGGAGCAAAGAGCTGAGAAGCTACCTCTCAGAAGAATCACAGAGTTGGTTCTTGATGAAGTATCGCTCATTATCAACAAAAATCCATGCTATTCAGCCACATCGGTTGAAGTAAGAGCTGATGGAGACATCGACGTTGAGCAGAGAGCTTACGTTGAAACAACTGTTGAGGTCACAGACCGAACAACCACAACAGCATACGATGATGGAAGTGTTTACACTCGCAAAGTTCACAACGAGAACGTTGTCGAGGAAACATCAGGAGTAATCGATTATACAGAATTTGATAATCGATTAGCAGCATTAAGAAGAGTTTAGAAAGGAGACTCAAATGAACTTCAAAGAGTTAGAAGAGAAAAGAGCACAGCTCCAGGAAGAAATGGAGTCACTTCTTAGCACAGCTAAAACAGAAGAGAGAGCTATGACTGAGGAGGAGTCAGCAAAGTTTGATGGACTTGAGAAGGAAATCAAGAACATTGATGCAACTCTTGCAGCAGAAAAGAGAGCTGAGGAGTTAAAGATTACAAAGGAGGAAGAGCCAATGCCAGAGGTAAGAGCAGAGGAGACAAAGGTAACAGAGGAATCTGAGGTTAGAGCTTTTGAAGCTTTCGTCCGCAACAACCTTGAGGAACTCAGAGCAGGAGAGCAGCAGCTCACAGAAGGAAACAATGGTGCAATTGTTCCTACAACAATCGCCAACAAGATCATCGAAGAGGTAAGAGACATGGTTCCATTCCTCACACTCGGTGATGTTTACAACACAAACGGAAAGCTTTCCGTTCCAGTATACAGCGAGGATTCAACAAACTACATCAATGCTGATTACGTTGATGAGGGCACATCACTCGTTGATAACATCGGTGAGTTTACTTCTGTAGATTTAACTGGTTACGTTATTGGAGCACTTGCTCTCGTATCTAACAAGTTAATTTCAAACACAGAAATCAACATCACTGATTTTGTTGTTCGCAAGGTAGCTGAGGCAATCGCTGAGAAGCTCGAGACAGAGTTCATTGTTGGAACAAACAACAAAATCACAGGTGTGCTCGGAGCAACTGTAAGAGTTACAACTGCAGCAGCAGGAGCTATCACTTATGATGAACTCGTATCACTTAAGCACTCTATCAAGAAGAGATTCCGCAAGAATGCTAAGTGGATCATGAACGATGCAACATACGAGGCTCTTTGCAAGCTCAAGGATGGCAATCATCAGCCATACTTCAAGGATGATGAGTACAAGATTCTCGGATGCGAGGTTCTCATCTCTGACTCAATGCCTGCAATAGCTGCATCTGCAAAGGCTATCGTATTCGGTGACCTTTCAGGCTACTCAATCAAGATGACAAAGAAGGTTGAGGTTAAGATCCTTCGCGAGAGATTCGCAGAGCGTAACATGGTTGGAGTAATCGGCTACGGCGAGTACGATGGCAAGATTACTGATGGCAAGAAGCTCGCTGTACTTCAGATGAAAGCTTCTTAATCGAATTAAGGAGGGAAAGTTAATGGCAAAAGTTAAAGCTATAGTATCTTTTGCTGGTGCAGTCCTTTCAATGTATCCAGGAGAGGAGAGAGAAATTGACGATAAACTCGCCGCTTCTCTCTCTGAAGCTGGTCATGTTGAAATCCTATCCGAGAAGGAAGAATCTTCTACAAGCGAAGAAACTTCTGAGAAGGAAGAGGAACCTTCCACCAGTGAAGAAGCTCCTAAGAAGGAGGCTAAGAAGAATGAAGGTAAACGAACTAAGCGAGCAGACTCTTAGAGATTACTTACATGTAGACTCTGACGAGAATGTATCAATGTACCTTGAAGGTGCAATCAGTTACGTTAAGCAGTACGCAGGATTTGAGTCAGACGACGAAATGAATGCGACAGATGATGTTGCTATTTGTGTATTAGCAGTGGCATCTGACATGTTCGACCAAAGACAGACTCAAGTAGGAGTCAATAATTCATATATCAATAGGCTAGTTGATTCAATGCTTTTTATGCATTCCAAGAATCTACTCTAGGAGGTTTCTATGTATGTATTGAATGCTGGCAGGCTTAAGCACAAAGTTGAAATCATGAAGTATGAAGATACTGTTGATGAATACAACAGAAATGCGCAGGAGCTTGTTACTCACGCGACAATATGGGCTGAAATTAAGCCAATGAGAGGCTTTGAGTTCCTAGATTACTATAGGGAAAAGAACAAAGTTCAGACCAAGATTACATGCAGATATCGAGACGATATCACAGAGAAGATGGTAGTCAAATTCAATGGTAAGCTCCATGAGATTACAGCAATCATTGATATTGAAGACCAGCACACAGCCCTAGAGATTATGGTTCAAGAACGAGTAGAAGAAGATAAGCCAATTGCAGCAGTGCAAGAGGAGCAGGAGGAGACAGATGGCTGAGTCAATATCTTTTGAGCTAACAGGATTGGAAGAATTGCAAGAGGATTTATCCAAGGTAATTACAAACTATCCTGATGAATCAAAGACAGCACTTAGGCAGATGGCAAATAACTTTGCTAAAGATGTTAAATCCAACGGAGAGCCAAATTATGAAGATATTCTATCCTCTAAGCAGTGGAAAAAGGATATTGACGTAAGAGCGGCACAAGGTGGAGTAAGCATCGATATCACAAATACTCACCCACTACATCACTTGCTTGAAAATGGCCATGAGAAGTGGTTTATGGGAAAGCATATTGGTGGCTGGGTACCTGGAAAGCATTACACTGAAAAGACTAGGCAAGATTGGAACAGCAAAGGCTTGGTAGCCGAGAAGCTGGATGAAGTTGTACAGAAAGTATTCAAGAAGGTAGGACTATGACAGCAATATCAGAATTAGATATCTTGGTTGCAATTAATGGAGCCTTGCAAAAAGAATTCAAGGGAGAACTAAAGATATACGGCAGAGAAGTATCAGACGGATACAAAACCCCTTCACTATTCACTGAAATAGTGACATCCGGTACAGCTATTGGCACTAAATGTCATGCAAGCATGCAAGTGTCAGGGCGCGTGACGTACTTCGAGAAGATGCCTGATTCAATAGAAGAATTAAAACTATTCAACCGAGTAAAGAAAGCTTTAGGCAAATATTTAGAGGTTGGAGATAGAAAACTCACCATTCATGGATATTCAACATCCTACACAGGTGAGAGAAACAACATATTGCAGGTCGCTATTGACTTTGGAAATGTAGTTATTTGGATTCGTGACGAAGAAGAAGGCTACTCTGCAATGGAAAATGTAAACGTAGAACTAAAGGAGGAATAAGAGATGGGCAATATTGTAGCTCCAGTAGTTAATATCTCATTCATTGAGAAGGCTATTAGCGCAATCGCTAGAGGAGAACGAGGAATTGTTGCAATCGTTATTCGTGAGACAACTCCAATTGATCCTGTCATCATCACATCGGTGACAGAGATTCCAAGTGGATTATCTGATTTCAATACAAATCAGATTAAGCTCGCACTTAAGGGTTACACAAAGACTCCAAAGAGCGTTCTCATTTATTGCATGGATGGTGGAGAAGATGCAGTACTCGCTGATGAGTACACAGCAGCTCTTAACTATCTTGAGACAGCAAAGTGGAATTATCTTTGCATCCCAACAATTGAAACAGATAACAAGGTATCTGATGTGGTTACATGGATTAAGACATGCAGACAGAACAAGAAGATGTTCAAGGCAGTCCTTCCAAACGCAAACTCAGCAGATACAGAAGGCGTTATCAACGTAACATCTTCACTTGTTGCAGGAGAGACAACATACACAGCAGAGCAGGTATGTGCAAGAGTAGCAGGACTTCTTGCTGGCACATCACTTCTCATGAGCGCAACATACGCTCCACTTGCTGATTTTGATGATTGCACTCGCCTTACAGCAGCACAGGAAGATGCAGCAGTAGGAGCTGGCAAGTTCGTATTCGTCAATGATGGCGAAAAGGTAAAGGTAGTTAGAGCTGTGAACTCACTCGTAACTACAACAGCCGAAAAGGGCGACCAGTTCAAGAAGATTAAGATTGTAGAGGTCATGGATATGATCTATGACGATATCAGACAGACTTGTGAAGATGACTATATTGGCAAGTTCAATAATAGCTATGACAACAAGTGCTTACTGATTACTGCAATCAATGCTTACTTCACAGAGTTAGCTAATCAGGGCGTGCTCAGCGGTGGATACGTTGAAATCGATGTTGACGCTCAGAAGAACTACTTTGCTGGTAAGGGCGGAACAGTTAAGCTCGAAGATGGCTCAGAGAAAGCACTTGCTGAGTGCTCCGATGATGAAGTTAAGAGAGCAAACACAGGAACATGGGTATACCTTCAGGGCCACATCTCAATTCTCGATGCGGTTGAGGATATCACATTACCTATCTACATTTAAGGAGGTGCAAAGATGCAGGGATTTAATGATGAGCAGGTAATCAATGGTACCTGGGGCGAACTGTGGATTGACTCTGAGTATATGGCAGAGGTAATCGCTTGCAAAGCGGAGCTTAAGGGCAAATACTCTGACATTCAGAGAATCAGAAGACTTACACAGGGCAAGAAGCTCACAGGTCTCGAAGGTTCAGGCGAGGTTAAGCTTCACAAGGTATCTTCTTTCGTAGCAAAGAAGGTTCTTGAAGCTTTCAAAAATGGCAAAGTGCCAAAGTTTACAATCATCTCAAAGGTTTCTGATCCTGATAATGGCGGTACAGAGCGTGTAGCTCTTTACAATTGCGTGTTCGAAAAAGCAACACTAGCTGATTGGGAAGCAGGAAAGAACGGCGAAGAGTCATACTCATTCACATTCACTGATTGCGAATACCTTGACTCAATCGATTAGTTCAATAATTACCCAGCGGAGACATTCCGCTGGGCTTTTTATTTAAGGAGGGAAATATGAATACAGTTGAGCTATTAATGGCGGCAGATGTCGAGCAGTTCGGACAGAAGCCAAGAGCACAGGTAGAGATACCTAGATTGTCAGAGAAGTTCGGCCAGACATTTACAGTCGAGCTCGAGGCAATGAGCTCAAAAAAGTACACCGAATTATCGAGCAGAATGCTTGATAGTAACAACAAGTTAGATACCTCTAAGGTTGCTGATACATACGCACTCATCACAATTGAGGGCATGGTCGAGCCAAACCTTAAGGATGAAGCACTTCAGAAGCATTTTGAGTGTAAGACTCCAAAGGACTTAGCAAACAAGTTATTCAATGGTGGAGAGCTTGCAGCTATGGCTGAAAAGATTGGAGACCTTAGCGGTTACGGAGAGGAGACAATCAGAGAAGTAAAAAACTCATAGAGACCGACGTAGATGTAAACACAGCTTACATGCTATTTCGGTTACATCATTGGAATCCTCTCGATTTCTACGCTTTAGATCGAGGACAAAGGCTAGTGGTTAAAGCCTTCCTAGACAAAGAAATAGAACAACGTAACAAAGAAATCGAAAGTTTGAGTCAGGAGTAAAGATATGTCAGGTAGAGTAATAGATGCAACACTCAGATTCGTAGATCATTTTACGAGTCCAATGCAAAAATCACTTTCAGCCATGACAAATGGCTCCAAGAACGCAATCAAACTTGGTAAGGATATAGAAAAGGCTGGAAGCCAAATAACCAGTGTAGGCAGCTCATTAACAGCAAAAGCAACAGTGCCAATTTTAGGATTGGGAGCTGGAGCAATTAAGACAGCGGCAGACTTTGAAAAAAGCATGTCGCAGGTAGCTGCAACAATGGGTACTACATCAGACCAAATTACTGGATTAACAGAGCTTGCTCAAAAGATGGGTAGAGAAACTGCTTTCTCAGCTAGTGAGGCGGCAGATGGTATCAATACACTTGCTATGGCAGGTCTTAATGAGGCTCAAATCAATGACGCATTAGAGACTACATTAAATCTTGCAGCAGCAGGTAATCTTGATTTAGCAAGTTCGGCAACGTATGTTACTGGAGCTGTAAAAGGCTTCGGAGATGAAATGAGCAATGCAAGCAAATATGCAGATATGATTGCCAAGGGTGCAACCATGGCAAACACAGATGTCAATATGCTTGGAGCAGCTCTGACAGCAACATCAGCAACGGCTAGTAGTTATGGTCAGTCAGCAGATACAGCAACAGCGTCTCTGTTAAGACTGGCAGAGCAGAACGTCACAGGCGAAGCGGCTGCGACAATGCTCAACAGAACTATGGGCGATTTATACACACCAACAGCAAGCGCAGCTCAAGCCTTGGATAAGTTGGGAGTATCTGCTTACGATGAAAGCGGAAAAGCAAGAGATTTAACTGTAGTCATGGATGAATTGCAAGGAGCTCTTGCAGGATATAGTGAAGAAGAAGCAAACGCATACAAGAATGCGATATTCACCACTAACGGCTTGCAAGGTTTCAATAAGATGATGGCTAGCTCGACAGAGAAAGTCCAAGGATTCTATGACGGATTAGCGGGCTCGGGTGGTTCAGCCGCCAATCAAGCAGCCACACAGTTAGATAACCTTAGCGGACAGCTCACCCTTTTAAAGTCAGCGACAGAAGGCGTTGCAATTTCATTCGGAAATAAGCTGTTGCCTTACGTTAAATCAGGAGTGCAATTTGCACAGAACCTTGCCGATAAGATTAACAACCTATCTGATGAGCAGATGGATATGATTATTAAGATTGGCGGATTTGTTGCAGCAGCAGGTCCAGCAATCATGATCTTCGGCAAGATGGTATCAGTTGTAGGCAAAGGCGTTCGTATCTTTAACACAGTACGAAGAGCTATATCGATAGCAGGAGGAGCAATGAGCCTTCTCGCTTCACCAGTTGGAATTGCTATAGCTGTAGTAGCTGGATTAATCGCAGTAGTAGTCTTGATGATTAAGCACTGGGATAAAGTAAAAGCTACAGCTCAAAAAGTGTGGGGATACATTAGCGGAGTGTTCAACGGAGTAGGCAAAAGCTCCAAGAGCATGGGCAAGCAGTTTGATGGCATCCGTGCACAAATAAATAAATTTATTGCTAGTGCTAAACAAATGTGGACTGTTATCGGTCCTACAGTTAAGAAGATTGGAGACATCTTTAAGCTTGTATTTAAAGTTTATATCGGAGCTGCAATCGGAGCTGCTATAGGAATCATCAAGAACGCAGTTAGCACTATTATGAATATTGTTAGCAATATTATTCAGATATTCCAAGGTATCGTAGACTTCATAACCGGAGTGTTCACAGGCAACTGGTCACAGGCTTGGGAAGGAGTCAAAGAGATATTCGGAGGAGTATTCGGAGCACTCGTTGAAATGGCGAAAATGCCAATCAATGCAGTGATTAGTATCATCAATGGAGCGATAGAAGGAATCAATGGCTTAGGGCTTGAGATACCTGACTGGGTGCCTTTAATCGGTGGTCAGTCATTCAGTATCGATATTCCAACTATTCCAACTCTTGCACATGGTACAAGCGATTGGCAAGGCGGCGTTGCTCAGGTATCTGAGCGAGGCGGTGAGATTATTGACCTTCCAAGTGGTTCAAGAGTTTATCCAGCAGCCGAAACCAAGAAGATACTAGAAGAGAAAGCTGGAGGAGTTACATTCCAGATCGCAAAGCTGGCAGATGAGCTTGTGGTTAGAGAAGACGCTGACATCGATAAGATTGCGGACGCTCTTGCACGCAAGCTTCAGAAGGTAGCATCAAATATGGGAGGTGAACCAGCATAATGGAAATATGGTTAAGAAATGACGCATACAATGTGAGATTTCCTGTGTTGCCAGCTGAGTACACCATCTCATCATCAAGTAATAACACCTCGGTACATGTAACAGCATTGTCCGAGGTTACATTACTTGGAGACAGGAATCTACAAGAAATCAGCTTTGAGACATTTATCCCAAAGATATATGACGCAACATTTTGCGATTGCGTTCCGCAATATAGTCCTACAGAATTTGCAAGCATTCTCGAGCAAATGAAACGCTCAGGAGTGTGCAGACTCACAATGTCAGGAGTATTTGCAGGACAGGTAACAATTGAAACCTTAGACACAAACGAGAATGATGGCACAGGAGATGTGAACATTTCACTATCACTGAAAGAATACATCAAACCGGTTGTGACAAAGGTATCAACAAGAGTTATATCAGAAGCTAGAACAGCAAAAGCTGGAGCAGGTGCAAGTAAAACATACACTGTTAAGAGCGGAGACAATCTTTCTAAGATTGCTCAAAGTCAGACTGGCAAAGCAGGTAATTGGAGAACAATATACAGCGACAATCAGGGAACTATAGGAAGTAATCCGAATTTGATTAAGCCAGGGCAGCAGTTGAAGATACGAGCATCATATTAGGAGGTCTCCATGAAACTATATTTGATACAAATAGAAGGAAACATTGAGACCACGTATGACATCACAGAGATAGTAGCAAGCTACACATGGCAGGGAAGTACGGAGCAAGCAAGTAGACAGTTAGACGTTGATGTGCTTAATGCTCCACTCGACCCTAACCTTCAAGACGTTCCAAGAATATCAGCAGGCAACTTCGTTAAGCTCGCGCAGAGTCAAGACGCAGTGCCGCTGTTCTTTGGAATGTTTTACAACTCTGATAGAGCTTCACAGGTGGGAACGATAACATATACGGCGTATGACATGTTGTATCATGCTCTTAAGTCAAAATGGAGTCGTTCATTTAAGAATATGACAGCAGAGGCTATTACGATAGCATGCTGTCAAGAGGTTGGTATTACTCCAGGCAATATCATAGCAACAGGAATCAACATCAAAAAAATGCTTATTGATAATGAGAGCATCTTCGATACAATGCTTAAGGCATACAACAAGGTATCTCTAATCAATGGTAAAAAATACATGTTTAAGATGTCAGGAATGGCTCTTGATGTGTTTGAGAAGGGATATGTTTCAAGCGGAATCCTTCTTACCGATGATAGCAATCTCACTGATGTAAATATCAAAGAGGATGCAAACGACATTGTAAACCGAGTCAAGATATATGACCAAAACGGAAATCAAATCGGTGTTGTGAATGATGATGATTCTATCAAGAGATTTGGAGTATTTCAGGAGACATATAGCCAAGAGGAAGGCGTGGCTCCTGAAGCAGCAGCTAAAGAGAATTTCAAAAGCCCTTCTCAAGAGTTTAGCTGTGAGGCGATTGGAGATATAGGATGTATTGCTGGATATGGAATATATATCAAGGATACATCAACAGGTCTTGTAGGCCATTACTGGATAACACAAGACAGCCATCACTTTGAAGGCGGTGTACATACGATGAGCTTAACATTGAGCTTTAAGAATCTGATGACAGAATCAGAATTGACATATTCGGAGGAGGATGAGTAATGGGTAGCGCATACGAAGACATGATCCGAATGATGCAAGAGCAAGGCGCAGCCAACAACTCGGCAGAAGTTACCACAGCGGTAATGACTGGAGCAAAGAGTTGTAAGGTTGGAGACTTGCCATTGAGCGGTTCAGATTTGCTTATTGCGGAGCATCTTCTTAAGAAGGTAGCACTGCAAGGCGGTGGATACATAGAACCACTCAAAAAAGGTGACGTAGTAGCAATAACGAGGTTAAGCGAAGACAAATTCGCAATCCTAGAAAGGTTGGTGAGTGGATGAGCCTTTTACCAGCGTTCGCACTACAAGCGGCAAATACATCAACCCAACAGGTTGAGAGTGTCGAAGATACTCCGAGAGAGTTTGGCATTGATTTTGAGACAGGAAAGTTCACAGGAACAATCGTTGAAGGTCTTGAAGCAATCAAGGTGTGGATATACTTGGCACTGCACATTGAAAGATATAGATTTCCGATTTATAGCTGGCAGTATGGCGCAGAACTAGACCAATATATCGGGCACAATTACTCACAGGAATATCTCGATACAGATGTGAGAGAGACTGTTAAAGAATGCCTTTTTCAGAATCCTCACATTAAAGATATACAAAACTTCTCCACATCAGTAGAAGGAGACCATTTAACGATGTCCTTTACAGTGGAGACTGATATAGGAGGTATAGACATAGATGTATGAGAGTATGACATATGAACACCTTATGGAGCAATTGCTCTCCAATGTGCCTACAGATGTATCAACATCAGAAGGTTCGGTAGTATATTCTGCTTTATCTCCTCTTGCTTATGAGCTAGAGAGGGCATACATCGAAATGGATGTACTTCTAAAGCAGACATACGCAGATACATCTGATTATGATTACCTAGAGCTGAGAGCCAAGGAAAGAGGCTTAACGCCTATTCAGGCAACATATTGTAAAAAACTAGGCGTTTTCAATGTTGCTATCCCAACAGGAACAAGATTCTTGATATCCAACTTATACTGGACCAGCGGAGAAATTCACGCCACACCTGATGGATATACAGGATTTTGCTATGTGATGACCTGTGAAACAGCAGGAACAGGAGCAAACGCTGTATCAGGTGAGCTTACACTTATCGAGTGCCCTGATAGCTCATTCGATATTAGTAAAATCGATACAGCAGAGCTTCTCGAAACCGCAACCATCCCAGCAAGAGACAAGGAGAGTCAAGCTGATTTCCTTGCAAGATATCATGATTCATTCAATGCTCAGAGCTTTGGTGGAAACATTGCTGATTACATGGAAAAGATTCACTCAATCGAGGGAGTTGGTGGAGTACATATCTGCCCAGCTTGGCAAGGCGGCGGAACAGTTAAAGCGATCATAATCGGAGCAGATTACAAGGAAGCATCAGCAGACCTTGTAACATTGGTTAAGAATACAATGGATCCTGATGATGGTTTGGGCGGCGGTTTATGTCCTATCGGGCATGTACTTACAGTTGCAAGCGCAACAGGAGTAAACATTACTATCACAGCCACAGTTACACCACAGACGGGTACCACCACAGCAGAGCTACAAACAGCTATTGAGCAAGCTATGGAGAACTACCTAGAAGAACTGAGAGAGAATTGGGAAGATGAATATCAGACCAATCATCAAGGTTTGGTAGTTAGACTTGCGGAAATCGAGAGCAGAATCCTTAATGTAGATGGCGTTATTGATGTTGCAGATGCGACTATCAATGGAACGGCATCGAATTTATCATTAGATGATTCAGAAATACCGTTATTGGAGGAGGTGGTAGTCTAGTGGATACAATCTATAGAAGCTACATTCCGCCAATACTGGAAGAAACAAAAGAGTTTAAGGCGTTAGACCAATCGGTCAACGCCTATTTTAATCTAAAGCTCTGGCCAAACCTTGAGCAAGCCGAGAAGAATCAATTCATAACAACGGCTGACGAGGAAGGTCTCAAGTATTATGAGAAGCTTTGCGGTATCGTAATAGCACCTGGAGACACTTTGGAGAACAGAAGAGCAGTAGTTCTTGCCAAGTGGATTGACCAGTTGCCATATAATTACCAAGCTCTCATATCAAAGCTCAATACAATCTGCGGAGAAGGAAATTATGAAATCTTCCCGAGATTTGACGAGCTTGTAATTGGACTCTATACGCACTCGGTATCGAATATCGATGCAGTCGAAAAGATAATTCGAGACATTGTTCCATGTAATGTTCAAATGGACATTCACAATGAGCTCTCAAGAGTTCTAAACGGCAAAACAAAGTATGGAGCCACAATCACACGAGCAAAAGAGATTCGATTGAGAACTGTCGATACATCTCATCAAACAGTCTCAACTGAATATAAATATGCTTCATGTTTAAGCATAGGTAAGCTTATTCAAATTGGAACAATAGGAGGTTAGAAAATGCAGCAGGATTTAGTAATCACTAATGCAGGTCAAGAGCTGATGGCGAAGCTAATTGCTGGAACAACAACAGCACAGTTCACAACAATGCAGCTTTCAGATCATGATTATTCAGCAGCAGACCTTACCACCCTTGAGTCATTAGAAGGCGCAAGGCAGACTGTATCCGTATCAGGCACAACTGTTACAGATTCAACAACAGTGCAGGTATTTGCGAGAGCTGACAACACAAACATCAATGCTGGCTATTACATCCGAACAATCGGATTGTTTGCGGAGGATGCAGATTCGAACACTATCCTTTACGCAGTTAGCATCTCAGACCAGTATCCTGATTGGATGCCAGCATTTAGCGGCAATACTCCAACAGGTTACAGCTATACGTTTGATGTTAAGGTATCAAACTCAGAGAACATCACAATCAACGTAAACCCAGCAGCAACACCTACAATGGCAATGTTCGATGCAGCAGTCACTCGAATATCAACAGCCGAAGGTAAGATTGAGGATATAGAGGCTGATTTGGGAGACACAAGCCTTGAAGGTATTGATGATGGCACAATCAAGTCAATTGTCAAAATGCTATATGGAAAAGCCATCTTGGGCAAGACTGCAGCAGAAAGAAATGGATTTGTAGTTATCAAAGATATTTCAGATGAAATGTATGCAGCAGATTCAGCTCTTAGAGCTCGAATTGCAGCAGGAGATTTCACCGACATTAATCCAGGTAATTATATTATCGGAAAGACCACTGGCACAAAGTGGTGGGTAGTTGATATTGATTATTGGTATGGCAACCGTACAAGCGGATACGGTCAAGCTGATTACGCTGAAAGCACACATCACTTGGCAATCATGCCACAGCAACTAATTGGTGTAGCTACAAAGCTTTGGAGTGGTCAGTTACATGCGTCAGACCAAACAATCAATACTGTGCAGGGCTGCGCTCCATGGCAAGCAACAGCAGGAGCCACAACAGGCGCAGGACAGAACTCAACAACAGGATCATACCACAGCTCTTATATCAGAAACACAGTATTGCCAAAGGTATACACCAATTGGCTTAAAGCTGATTTTGTGGATCATGGAATTAAAGTATTGAGCTTCTACAATTTGGAAGCGAACGCAATCAATACATCAGCGACATGTAAGTGCTATAGCGCATTCACAGGAGCTTCTAGTTCGTGGGCATGGTACGAGTCGAGCGATAACAGCGCGGTTAAAAAGTGCACACTTCCTTCAATTCAGAACCTCACAGGCAGTGATGGTTGGGAGTCATCTTCGCATGACGCAGGAGTTCAGAAGGAACAGCTTGCAATCTTTAAGGCCGGCATGAGCTATCAGGACTTCCTTGGCGATATTGAGAATACTCAGTATAATCGATGCACTTGGACGAAGAATGTCGCGTCCTCTGCTTACGCGTGCACCGTGACCTGCTACGGCGACTCGGCCGACAACGGTGCTTCGTGTGCCCTCGGCGTCCGCCCGCTTGCCTTCATTGCGTAAGCCCAAATTCCGCCCCTTCCATGGGGCGGATTTGCTCAAGAAATAGACTAACAAAGGAGAGACAGAATAATGAGCATACCAAAAAGCAAGAGACCAGTATCATCAGAAGAATTTTTCGAAGTAGCTCTCACGCTACGAACAAAGATAACAGAAATGTTAAAAGAAGATTTTGGGGATGATAAGGAACATATCAGAACAGAAGATGGAAGAATAATTAAAAACAAAAATTATTGGTTATATAAAGAGGTCCGAGGGCGTATCTTCGGATACGCTGCCGACCTCATAATGAATCTAACAGAAGCAAATACAATATATATCACCAATGTTTCGGAATATGGAGTAAGGCGAAAATACATGACGCTCGCTATCGCCGATTGCGAAAAGATTAAGCAAGAACTTAATTATGCAGCAAAAGTTCTTCCTATTCCAAGAAATAAGTATTTACAGTACAACGATATGATTCGAGATGAAAAGAATCATATCAAGAACTGGAGAAAAGCAGACAATAAAGTCTTAAAGAAATTACAGGAGGCTTGATTTATTTGGGCATACATCTATGTGTCGCGTCCTCTGCTAACGCGTGCAACGTGAACAACAACGGCAACTCGAACAACAACGATGCTTCGAATGCCATCGGCGTCCGCCCGATTACCTGAGTTCGCAAATAGCTACGAGCAAAAGCGGTATCCACAGGCAAGGAGATGTACTAGCCCTCCTTTTATATAAAGGTAAATCGTGGGCTCTGACGCATCCTGATACGTCAGATGATGCTATAAGCGGAGCCCAAAATTTTTATTATGAAAACAATGGATGATATTTACAATGCTGATACATTATATGATTCATTCTTAGAGATAAGAAAACCAATCAAGTATAAGAAATCAGTTCAATTATATGGATTTGATGCACTCTCATATATTAGTGACACAATCAAAGCTCACGAGGATGGAACAACAGCCTATCATAAAGGCGTAGAGTTCACGATATCAGAACGAGGCAAAGTGAGACACATCACGCCGGTTCCGTTCAAAGAACGAGTTCCGGTTCATGCTCTTTGTAAAGAAATATTAATACCAGAGCTACGCAAGAAGCTCATCTATGACAATTGCGCAAGCCTCAAAGGTAGAGGTATTGATATGCAAAGAGACAGAGTAGTGGTACACCTGAAAAGATATTATGCCAGGTACGGAACTAACGAAGGATATGCACTGTTCAGTGACTTCTCAAAGTACTTTGATAATTTAGATCATGAGTTGCTCATCAAAGAGATGGGAAAAGTAATCAAAGATGAAGAGGTGCTGAAAGAAGTACAACTCATTCTTGATGCATATAAGATAGATGGAAGCAAGCTGTCAGACGAAGAGTTTGAGCTTTGCAAGAATGGGGTCTATGACTCGAATAAATATTATCGAAATCCAAAGCAAGGACCTGAACGTTATATCAATAAGTCAGTAGGTATTGGCTCAGAGTTGTCGCAGATAGCAGGAGTATATTACCCGACTAGAATTGATAACTACGTGAAGATAGTCCGAGGCTGTACTGAGTACGGCCGATACAATGATGATTTCTACATCTTTCACCCTGATAAAGAATTCTTGCTTGATGTATTTGAAGGCATAAAGGCAATAGCAAAAGAATTGAAATTGCATATAAACGAGAGAAAGACAAGGCTGGTCAAACTGAACCAGCCTTTTGTATTTCTAAAAGTTAGGTATCACCTAACAGAAACAGGCAAGGTCACTCGCTCGTATACGGCAAAGACGTTCATCAGAGAACGAAGAAAGCTCAAGAAGTTCAAAAAGAAACTCGATGCTCAAGAGCTGACGATGGAAACAATTGAGGCTCAATATCGTTCCTGGAGAGGTCATGTTATGAGATGCCGTAACAAACAGAGCAAGAATGCCAAGCCTATGTATAGTAACTGGAAAGCAGTTCAGACAACTGACAAGCTTTTCAAAGAACTATTTGGTTATTTACCAAAATAAGGAGGAAAGGAAATGGCAAAAAAGAAAGTGGAAAGCACAGCAAATTCAACTAGCGAAGTGTCAGAACTTAAGCTTCAGATTTCGTCACCTTACTCAGATATTGGCGATTGGAAGATTGTCAAGATTTTGGAGTACAGAATGATGGGCTACGAAGACCCTTACGATTTAGAAGAGCTCCACAAGGCACGCCAAGCAGTGAGAGACCAAATCAATCTGCTTGAAGGCAACGAAACTGAGACACCAGTAGTCAAATCGGAGGAATAGAAATTGGAAGGAATATGCTTGCAGCAAAGTGAAATTTTGACAGAACTATGTGCGCTTTGCAACCAGCTTATTAAAGAGCTGGCTCAATACAAATGTATCGAAGCCGAAGAGGATAGGCTTAACAAATTAACGAAGGAGGTTAATGTTTATGGAAGTATTGTTGGCTAATATACGACTGTGGATAACCTCAATCCACACGCAGAAGTTTAATTTATGTACGCTCGTTGGAGCAATTGGAGCAGCTATCACTTACGCATTTGGAGGATGGACAGCAGGAATGGAAGCATTATTTTGGGTTATGGTAGTTGACTACATCACAGGCTTAATGGTAGCAGGGATTTTCAAAAACTCATCGAAGACCAAAAGCGGTGGCCTGAAGAGTGATGTGGGATTCAGAGGATTATGTAAGAAGTTCGTCATGTGGATGATCGTGGCGGTCATGTACAGGTTGGATTTGGTACTAGGCATACAATATTTGAGAGACCTATGTATTATAGGATTCATTCTGAATGAAGTCATATCTATAACAGAAAATGCTGGATTAATGGGAATAAAGCTACCTCCAGTTATTAGCAAAGCTATTGCCATATTGAATGAAAAAGCAGGCTCAGAAGGTTTAACGGATACAGAGGATATAGAAGATATAGGAGATGGAGGGAATACTGAATGAGCAATATAACAGGTCAAGGTCTTGCAAGTTATGCAGAGTCAAAGAAAGGAACACCTTATTTCTATGGCTCAAAGATGAAAGTGCTCACAGAGGACTTCATGAAATCTATGCATGCTGCTTACCCTTCCGTGGTAACAGTAGCATACATGGCTCTTGCAAGAGCAAAGAAGCAAGTAGGAAAGGTGAATGTTGATTGCTCAGGATTGATTTCGGCATACACATTGCATGTACTTGGCAGCGCACAGCTCTACTCACAGGCTTATGCTAGACTTCCTATTTCGACATGGAAGCAGTGGGCAGTCGGAGTTGTAGTGTGGCGATCAGGTCATGTAGGTGTTTACCTGGGCAACGGAAAAGTTGCGGAAGCAAAAGGTATTAACTACGGAGTGGTAATCACTGACATTGAGAAGGGAAGCTGGAAGTACGGCTTAACATTCTCATGGATTGATTACACAATTACAACTCCAGTAGCTAGCAATGTAATCACATACAAGATTGCTAATCCTTACACAGAGCCAACAAGGACTCTCAAGAAAGGATGCACAGGTCAGGATGTTAAGTGGTTACAGTATGAGCTTGTTGAAGCTGGATACACGCTTACAATTGATGGAGATTTTGGAAGTAAGACAAACAAAGCTTTGCTTGCATTCAAAAAATCTGCAAAACTCGAGCAAGATGGCAAGTGTGGACCAGCAACAAGGAAGGCTCTTAAAGCATCATAAAGGTTGTTACTAGCAACTGCTATTTTTATAACACCTCCCTTTTTAGCGGCGGGATTGCTTAGATTATATCTAGGTAGTCTCGCCGCCTTTTTTATTGCAAAAGAAAAGAGCCACCGAAGTGACTCTCAAAATTATTTGTTCGCGATCTGGTCAAGCAGTTTTATGATTATGAAGTTCTGCTTTGTAATGGCTGCAAGATAATCCAGCTTAGTGCTCTCTACAGCATTACCCTGGAATAATTCACCGGCTGCAATTAAACTGTTGCCAGCTAAGTCTGCAGCTATGTCTTGAATTTGAGGAGCTAGTGCCGGAGAAACATCCTCAAGATGATATTTTTGCATAACCTTTTCCAGCTTTGCTTGCTGTTTTGCATCCTTGTCACCAAATAAACCCATAATAAATACCTCCTTATATTTGATAAACGTATAATAACACCACATATTCTCGATGTAAATCATAAAATGTGATACCCAGTGTGATACCCTCATGAATAATCGCCGAATATACAACAAACATAATGAGCCTTTTAATCAGGTTGTCGGGAGTTCGAGCCTCCTCAGCCTCAGCACGTTAAAGTCTTTAGAAACGTTGATTTCTAAAGGCTTTTTCTTTTTTTATGAGTCTCGAAATTTACCACTTTTTTTCGAGACTAGTCGAGACCTACAGTGTTTTCGTTGGTTTTAGGGTTAAAACGCTGGTAAATCTCATTTGTATCATCAAGTCTCTTATAAGTGTAGTTGTTAAGATTTACTTCTGGAGAATGTCCAAGTAAATCTGCTCTTTGAACTTCATCTAATCCCATTGGAATAAGTATATTTGAGTTTACGCTTTTTCGGAAAGCGTGATTATTAGTAACGTGGTATCCTAAATTATCCATTATCTTCTTAAGTGCTTTTGTGTAGCAGTTTGGATTAATAGGTGTACCGTTCGTCCTCATGAAGATATATCCATCTTCGTCATATATACCTAATTCTATTTGTTTTTCTTTTACTTCTTGCAGTAGTGCTCTTGTATCTTTTGTAATAGGGAAGTAACGTCCCTTTTTTGACGACATAGAGCGCTCATTCTTTGTATATGGACAATATTTCCATGTCATACCTTGAGATGCTTTCCTTTCACCCTCCACCATTTGAGAATGAATCCAAATAAAGAACTCTTTTATATCGCTCCATTTCAGTGAGCAAACCTCGCCAACTCTTGTACCGATATAAGTGGATAAGATAATAGCAAAGCCATTTGGGTCATATCCCTTATATTTATAAGAGCTCAGTCTTTCACGAATAGTAGTTCTAACGTTATCAATTTCTTCTGTGGATAAAATATTATCTACATTCTCTCGTGTAATGCAGTTGCAATATCCATCCTTGTAGTAATCTTCGTTGTGTATGCAAGGAACGGGATTATCTGAACGGATATCTTTGTCAAATGCATATTCGAAGATTAAATTTAAAATACCCTTATAAGCAAGGAATTCTTTCTTTGAAGGGTGGAATTTCTCACACATTGATTTGGTGTAGGAAAGTAAGTCATCTTTGGTTATTTGGGTAATATCACGGTCTGTGAAGTCGCTAGAAAAATAAGTTTTATATGTTTTTAAATTTCTAGTGAAAGAATTCTCTTTGTTGGTTGAGTTGAACTGCTTTCTTTTGAAGGCCTGTTTAAATATTTCACCAACAGATAATTCATGATAATCGAGTGAAAGACCGTATGCATGGAATAGGTTTTCATATAAAGCATCAAGAGTTTTTCCATATACCTGACTTTTATCCGGCATATTTGTGTAATAGAGCCCTTTAGCTTCATTAAGCTTAATATTTCTAGGCTTGCCATTTTTTGAGACATGAATAGCGTCTACTGCTTCTTTAATTAGTTTCCTTTCTTGTCTTTTCATTTTTGCTTCCTGCTCTGTAGCCTCTGCGAGTCCTATAATACCATAGCGTATTTCCTCGTCAAGCATTGCCTTCATTTTCTGGAGGAGTTCGAGTTGGGATAATGTTTCATTAATTTCTAATCTTTCCATAGGCTTACTATCCTTTCTGGCCTAATTCGCCAAAAGAATAGTGAGTAGCAAAATGTGGATTCGTACTCGTTTACCTAGTTTTACAGAAAAAAAATTTGAAATATTTTTTTGAGACCATTCCTAGCAGCTTCGCAGGTCTGCCCGAGCTCCACAGACCAGGCGCTTCGCTTATAAGGTGTGATTGTAATCGACTTTGTCGATGGATTGTTTTCTGCGTTATTTTTCCAAACCTCTTTCAGTTAAATCAATTATTTTCGATTCCATCACGTTCCACCGCCAGTGCAGTCGTATGACTTGGTGCATCAAATTGAAAATAGGCAAGCGCTAGCGTCGTTCCGACCTATTGTCAATTTGATACAGTCGTCATTTTTTCGACTTAGGCGATGGATATACCGTGAAGGAATACGGAAAGTAATTGATTTTTTTATTTGAAAGAAGGTGGTCGGAAAATACGCAAAAACTTAATTGTTAGGTTCAGGAAGCCCGCTCTGGAGCCGGAAAGTAGTTGATTTTGGGCACGTTTCAGTTGTTTTAATAATTTATTTTAAAGGAGATTTTTTAGTATGTTAGTAATGGAAGATTTAGTTAAGGATTTTGGAGTAGATGCGGTTGAGGTTACAAGCCGTGAGTATATTTTAAGCCACGTTAGAGGTGCTGTAGTGCCGGCTAATGATGAGCTTTTAAATAAGGGAGTAATTTATAGAAACGTTCTTGATTTGGCATTGATTTATAAGGTCGAGCTTGAGGTCTCTGACGAGGTTAAGGGAGCTTATAATTTAAGCTATGATGTTATGAATCTTGCAGGGCTTTCTGAGGATGAGCTTTTTGAGGTTGTTAGGGATTATAAGGCGTATAATATGAAGCCTATTTTGGCTACTATAATGCAGTATATGGATGTACCAGAGGAAGAGTTTGGCGGAATTGATTTTGATGTGCCAGGGGTGTATGTATTTAGTAATGCGGATATGCACTATGGTGCGGCAGCTTTAGTTTCAGATGTGCTTTTAAAGCTAGGTAAAAGAGTAGAGTTTTATGTTTTACCTTGCTCTAAGCACGAGTTGATTTTGGTTGATAATTCGCTTGGTGGTGACGTTGAAGGCTTAAAAGATATGGTAAAAATGGTCAATTCTACAGAATTGGCACCAGAGGATTATCTTTCTGATAGCGTCTATTATTTAGATGCCAATGGGCTTCGCATATTGGCATAGAAAGCCTTTAAAATAAATTTGCAATTAGCTAGTAGCCGTGAGGTTACTGGCTTTTTGTCGTTTATGAGCCTGGACAAAACCCCCCACGCCCGATTGATCCGATTGCATCGGAACAATTTACCCGTTTTTTCCAGACCTTTTTTCCAGAAGCGAAAAAAAGAGCCGAGGCTCTTTTTTATAGCTGGTAGTATGGTTTTTTCTTTAGGATTTCGTATCCCCCATTATATCTTAGCAGAAATCTGTTGCCCATATTTTCTAGTTCGCTAGGCTCTATTATATAGTCTTTGTGCTCTGAGATAGTTAGAGTATCTTTTGTCTCGCTTTTGTATAGATTCTTATTATTACCGACCATTCTTGCCCAATATTCCTGCTCATCTGGTTCTGAGCTTTCTAAGCAAACTCTGTATTTGAAGTTTGAAATTAGTGATTTTTTTTCGTTGGAACCCCAGTTGATGTCTATGTCCGTCAGTGCCTGGACTAGGATAAGGAGGCGAATTCGCCGTTTCCTGTATTTTTGAAGGGGTTCCCTTATATTTATAGTTCCAAGGCTCGAACATTCGTCTAGAGCCATTAGTATAGTAGATTCTGCGTCGAGTCTTCTCCCTTTGAAAAAGTTGAGCGTTTGCTCTGTCAAAACCTGCGTTAATTGGCGGTAATATGTTAAGTCTTCGTCTGGAATATTTATGAAGCAGTTGTATGTTTCAATTGCTTCCGGTTCAAAAGCAAGCTCGTCGTCTACTGGTCGCCTTATGTTTTTTTTGAGGTAAGGGTCGCGGAGAAATATTGAGATTTTTCTTCCCAGTGTTTGTTTGATGTTTGCAAGGATTATATCTTCCAGTGGGAGAAGGTCTTCGATTCGGCTCTCTGCTTCTTCGTTAGATAGTGTTGTTATATCATTTAAGAGTTCATAACAGTTGTTTTTGTTGATAGTGCTACATATTTCTATAAAATCTTTACCGTCAAAATAGTATGCTATTAGTACACCTTGAAAAAGTGCTAGAGCAGAGTCTTTGTAGTATGAGCCAGCATCAGTTGCCCCTTCTTCTGTAATGCCTACTATTTGTTCTGCTAATTTGTCTAGTGCTAAGACTTTTTCGTCATCCGTTGGGAGTCCATCTATATACCCGAATATATTGTAGGGGAGGGAATTGGGGTTCCTAGGTTCATATACCAGCTTATTTGGTATATCGCAGTTTGGTTCTATATCTCCTGAGATATCTATACAGAAGATAGTGTTTTTGGTATTGTTTTTCGCCCAGCTTCTAAGGGTATTTATTAGAATGCAGGAAGTTTTTCCGCTTCCAGAACCTCCTGTTACTAATACGTGTCCTTCCGCTTCCGCAGGGGAGAAGATATACTTTCCTTTTTTGGAGGATTCGCCGAAAAATATACCGCTAACATTTTCTATTTTTCCGCATTTAAGTGTGCGGTCTTTTCTATTTTTTTTCTTTTGGTAACCAGGTTTTGTTGCCGGTTTAAAGTACATCTCATCTAGTACCTTTATCCCTATGAAAACAGCACCTAGAGTTGTTAGCTGTGGGTTTTCAAGCAGAAACATGAGTACGCTTTGTAATTTCATTCTATCTTCATCCTCCGTTATAGCTTCTATTGTAGTTTCTTTTTATATTAGATTTTCTTTGGAGTTCTTTATATGTATAAGCTCGTCCATTAGAATGTCTTTTTGTTGTACCAGTAAGTATTTTGCATCGTAATTTACATTCAGTGTTGATATATTTTTCTAAGTCTTGATGTAGTGTTCTTAAGTCATCTCTATTTATTAGCTCTTTACTGCAAAATCGTTGCTTTATCTCACCGCTTTTCATCTTTTTTTTTATTACTGGAAGGAAGGCAAAGTGCATATGTGGTGTTTTTTCATCTAGATGTACGTAACAGGAGATGACTCCATCTTCGGGATTATCAAAGGCTCTACAATAACGTGCTTTTAGATACTCGTAGGTGTGTTGGAAATATTCTTCCTGTTGTTCGTTCTTTATGTTTTTTGGTTTGGTAACAATAATGGATGCCATAACTGTTAAATTATCTCTGTTTAGGTGTGATATGTTATTTAGGCTTTGTTTAATGTATTCGACCTGACTACAGTCCCTTTTTGGTCCTAAATTGTAATTATTTATTGTTCTTTTAGGGTCAATGTTTTTGTTTGAATAGTGCCCAGGTGCTGGGGTTCTTTCAAAGTGTGCACATACATGACCAATTGCTTTAATATCAAATTTAGCTACATTCATTTTTTATATCCTCTTTCTATTTTTTTACACTACTGTTTGGCAGGTTCAACCTTTTGTCAAAGTTCGCAAAGGTCGTAAAACGCGTTTCGTTGTAACTCAAAATCATCCACTGGATAATTTTGAATTCAACTCAATCTTGTTTTACTCTCAATGCTCTCAATGACAAAAAGTAGAACAAGGCCAAAGTAGTGTAGCATGTTATACCAAAAAGTTTTGCAAGCAAAATTTTTGGCATTCCTTCGCAGAGCTCAGTAACATGTGACCTTGCGCAGCTCAACCGCGTGTCACATTTTTAATCAACTGCGTTGCTTAAAAATATGCCATTGGAGCGCTGGCGCCTCCACGTTCAGATGGGCAATTTGCTATTGCAAATTGATCATCTGAACTCCACAGCCCTGCTTCTGCAGAACCAGTTCTTTGAAGCAGCAAGGAGAAGTCTTCGACCTCTCCTTCGCTCGCTATGCTTATCGTTGCGCATAGCTTGCTACCTTACCTGGCAAGTTTTCATTTGAATTGATATATTGGAGTAATTCTCCGCCGCTAATATTATTGTTTTGAAATCCAAAACTTAGCCAGTATTCTAGTGGGCGTAGTGCTCCGAATGAGGTATTGCTCATTCCCATAATTAATGCGGAATATCCTTCTTTGATTCTGTAGATATTAGCTGCTTTAATTACTTCTTGCAATAAATCATCATCTTCATATAAGCGTCTGTGCTTGCTATCAGGCACGCAGTTTAATGCCAGTGAATTATTACAAGTAGGGGTCAAGCTAGCGAGAGTTGTTTCTCCCATTTTGATGATTTTAAATTCAGCTCCTTGATAGTCGCTTTTTACATCACCAACATCGAGAATCTTGATATCTGCAGAAGTAATTGGTTCGTTTGTTTTAAAATTTCCTATAGCTGCCATTTTTTTCTCCTTATATAATAAAATCATTCGTTGGTAGTCTTATACTTTGTGTTTCGGTGGGGATCTAGTCATGCTTGCAATCCTTTCTGTAGTTCATATACATAAATAGTGCAAGCGTATGTTTTTTTACGGAGAAAAAAACTGAAATAATAAAAATAATTCTAAGTAATAGTGGAATTAATATTAGGAATAGATATAGAGATGTGAGATAGCTTTTTCTGTTAAGGAAAGTAGTGGTGAAAGAAAACACAAACAAATTTTTAAATAAAAAGTGTTTACTCTAAAGAGTGACAGCTTTATCCAGATTGCTATGAATTCAGGTTCAAACGATTTCTACAAGAGATTAAACGAACTTGTCGCTGGTAATGAAACAGCTAATGGACAGATGCAAGAATGGATTATCAGATATTCAACTAAAAATAGTACTAGCACTCCTGGCGGTTCAGATATTGCCAATCAAATCGCTGATGCAGTTAGCAAACAGGGTACTACTCAGACTAGTGATGGTCATGCAAATGGCACATGGGCTGGCTGTGGTAAGTCTATCTGGGATGATGACCATTCAGGATTCTACTGTGGTACTCACAGTGGAGATGGCTATGAGGAAGTTTTAAAACCAATCGGTGTTCAAAGCTTCTCATTATCAGCTTCACCTAAAGGTTCTGGTCATAATGGAGCGCAGACATCTTTTGAAATTGAGGTAGTTGATAGTCAAAACAATGTAATTACACCTAAACAATCTTCTAATGGCTCAATATATATGTTCTCTAAAAAATATGTTTGGTCAAGTGGTGTAAAGGTAAGAATAACAACTCATTATAAAGACGGTCTTAATGAAAACGTTGGTAGAGGTGCTTGTGATAGCGTTCATCACGGAAGTACAACAATTAATTGGGGCTATGCGCCACTTTCAGAATGTGATATCAATGGACATGAATTTTTCTATACTTATTCATTCTATGATGCAGCCGGAAACAAGCTTAGCGATGATTCAAATGCTGTACCAGTTAAGTGTGTAGCTGATGGATATTGCCTACATTGTGAAAAAACAAACCCTGGTAAAATTGATACTAACCCTGTTATTACTGATAATGGAACAACAATTAAATATGAATTTACTTTTGCACATCAAGATGTTCCTGCTAAATCAAGACAAATAAGAAAGGGTTCAGCTACTGCACTATCGTATGTATACAGTCCTTCGAAAAACTCTCAGTTTCTTGATCAGACACCAGGAATGAAGAATTTTGGTAAGACTCAGACAAAGAAGGCACAGTATACAGGTGATGGTAATAAGGTTCAATTTGAAACATATGCCGCAGGTACTGTTTCCCTTAAATCGGGTGCAATTCAACAGGGTGCAAAGAAGATTACAGTTTCAGCAACAGGAGAAAATGTAAACTTTAAGTTAATGAGCCCTAAGTTTGGTACCCTTGATGAGGTAGGTTTATATTCCTCATCTCATGGGAATAATACATGGACCTTTAATTGTAATGAATATTCAGATGCACAACTTGAAAATGCATATGTGATAGTTGTTATGAGTTCAAGAGACATGAATAGAGGTGGCCATGATATTGGCGATTGGGTTGTATGTACTTCAACAATTCAATTTAATTCTATAACAGTAACTTACTAAAAACTAAGAACTTCGGACTTGATATCCGGAGTTCTTTTTTATTAATAATACAAAAAAATTTGATAATAAAATAGAACTGGGAATTCTTGAAATTAAAATAAATGCAGTAAACTAAAATGAAGAACTTGAAAGATAATTTAACCACATATATTCATACACACGTAAATAAAGCCCCAGAGAATTAAAACCCTAGGGTGCTTAATAGATTGCTGACATTGATTAATAATTTTTATTATATCAGTTTTTACTTAAATAGTGATATTCCTCGTTTTTATTTAAATAAAACGCCCCAGCGATAATTCTGAGGCGTTTTGCATATTATTTAGATAAATAAGGTTAGTCAAGGAAAGATTCATCAAAACTTGACCCAGTATCTGACCAACTTGTATCTGAGCCTTCCTGAACACCAACTTCAAGGTGATAGTTGTTCTCAGAACCTACATATACACCAGTAACTGTACCAGCATCAGCTCCAACTGCCGCACTTAAATCGAAGAACTCGCCAAGAGCGACCTGATTACCATAAACATTTGTGATTGTACCAGAGTTAGCAATTACTGAATATGTATCAACTGAATCAGTACCTGTGCTTACTGCGCTATCTGAAGAAGATGAACTAGCACCACCACTTACTGCTGATGTAAACTTTGCACCAATCTTTGTAAGGTCATCGTTTGAAGCAATTCTTCCTTCATTCTTACCACATACTACATAGTGCTCAATATAACCTTCAAAGTTATCACCGTAGAACTCCTTAAGGTCTGTATTAGCAGTTGCGTAGATTGTAGCATTAAATGTAGCTGAAGCATCACGACCCTCATAAATACCGTTATTCATATAGTGAGCAAGTAATACTGCTGGGTCATTTCCAAGGACATCTACAACATCCTGATTAGTCTTTGCATAATACTCTGCATCAAAAACCTGTGCTACTACTGTAGGATTAAGTGCCTGCTTTGTAGTCTCTGTCTTTGTCTCTGTAGCCTCTGCAGCAAATGCTGTAAGTCCTGTAGTACCAAGAAGTGTACCTACTACTGTTGCCATTGCAAGTGTCTTAATTAAAATTCTGTTCTTCATTATTTTCTTTTTCTCCTTTTAAAAGTGAAGCCTTTCTGACTTCTTAGTTAACATTGTTTATAATGTGGACATTTTAAAAGCTAGTTGAGTTAGCTATGAAGTGTTATATTTAAGAAGTAATATTAAAATTGTACTTTGAATATAACACCTGTGATAATATTATTCCTACAGAGATAATATGTCAAGCTCTAAAATGTTAAGCATTTGTGAACTCTTTAAGTAAACTTATCTATGGTATAGATTATTGTTAGAGAGGGAGCTTATAATGCGAAAGGTATCTGATGCGCCAACATATCCTATTGGGGAAAGAATAAAAAGCTATAGGGAAGCTTTAGGTTTGACAACTAATGCGCTGGCATTAAAGACAGGAATTTCGCAGAGTAACTTGCGTGCTATTGAATTAGGTGAAAAGAATCCTCAGATAGAAACATTGCATTTGATTTGTCAGGGGTTAGAGATATCGTTGGAACAATTTTTCAGTGATGATAAAATGGATACGATGCTTAATGATTCTCTTTACAAGACTATTTTGAAGCTAGACGATGAGCAACGTGTGAAATTACTAGATTTTATTAATTCGATAGTGGAGTAGTTGCTGTCATGATCAGTTGTCGGATTGACAAAATGTTTGGCTGCTGATAATATGTAATAGTAAATAATGTTTGCCCACCGTTGGCGACCGAAATAAACGGCTCGAAAATAATGTTCGCTCACCGTCGGCGACCACAAAGTAGACGGCTTGAAAATTATCCCCTTCGCTTTATGTGAAGGGGTTTTATTTATGAAAGGGTGTTATGGAAGTATTACAGGGTTATACATACCATATTAAGGATGAGTATTTTGATTTTGTGGACGACAAGATGTTGTTACAGAACAAAGAGGATGATAGTTATCGTCCTACTATGTATTGTATTAAAGATTCAGATTCAGACCTTTATTGGATGGTTCCTTTATCTACACAATATGAGAAGTATTCGGCTATTCGTGAAAGTATATTAGCAAAGGGCAAACCTTGCAAAGGTATTATTATGGGTGAGTATGATGGAAAACAAGCAGCATTTCTGATTCAAAATATGTTTCCAGTTACTGAGAAATATATAGACCATATTCACACACGAAACGGAAATCCTGTTCCTGTGAAGAAGGAGTTACAGAAAGTAATTAGAAAAAATGTTAAGAGCTTCTTGGCTTTAAATGGGAAAGGAATTAAGGTAACATTTACTGATATTGATAGACTTAAGAAAATAATGTTGTCTGAATAGGATTCTTATTTTACACAGCATTATTTACTATATTTTGAGCATAATAAAAGAGCTACTATATTTGTAGCTCTTTCATTATATTTAGTTGAATAATTTGGATAGGTCGGGAAGCCCTTCTGCTGCGAAGTTGTCATATGGAATATCTAAAATCGGTTCCTCGTACAGTCCGTTTTGGATAGCTTCATCTAATATGCCGCAGTCTTCTAAAATATCAAATGGATCTGTGTACATATTTTCATTAATGATTTGTTCTGGTGTTTTTCCATAGTTTACAAATTCATTATAATCGTCTTCTGCATCGATAATATATTCTTTTGCAATAATTGGTTGTGCCATTTCAATTACAGGCGCTATTGTTTGATTAATATACTTCTGTCCTTCTCTAGACGCTCCAAGTTTACTAGCAATTTTTGCCATACTACCTTGTATATTTTTATACGCTGAATACTCTAGGAATAATGTGCTATCGTTTGTTAGCCAACCTTTGTTTAACAGTACATCGAAATCATTCTCGCGAATAGGGATGATTATAGGTAGACGACGATAAAACTGTTGTTTGTTTTCGGCCTCATGGAATATTCCGTTTTTGTCTGTATATTGACCAGACAATCCGTTTAAGAATTCTTCGTAGCTTTCAGGTCCAGTAATTATATTATATTTATGTATGAGATTAACTGAACCATATTTTTTATTCTGAATTGTTTTAACAGGGTGTGGGTCAAACATATTAAGGAAATTATCTCGTCCGAATTGTGTGATTAAATCAACGGCTCGTCTGTCAGACCAAATAATAACAGGTTCACCGTCATATCCATCAAAGGATACTTTGTTTGCACCAACAATAAAGAACGGGTCGGCTTCTTTAACATCGGTTCCAGCTAAAGCTCGGGCTAACCCTCGAGCCATTGTATCTTTACCGCAGCCACCTTTGCCACAGAGATAGAAGGTTACCCTAACTGAAGGTGGAACTTGATTTTCAAGATATATTGAACGTAATTTCTTCAGCTTATCTATATCTTCGGCATATTGTAGAGGCGCGTACATTTGGGCCTGGCGTAAGGTCATGCCCTCCTCCATAACCTTCATCCTAAGTTCGTTTTTTCCCGTAAGAAGAATTCCATATTTCTTTTTACTTCTGTAATAATTATCCACAAGTAGATCGTAGTCGAAACTACTAATAACTTTAGTTGAATCATATTCGTATTTGCCTAATGCCTGCTGACGTTCGTCAATATGAGTGAGATAAACACAAGCATCTTCAAATCCACCACGACCTTTTACTATCTGAATGCAGTTTTCAGGAATCTTTGCTGTTTCATTCGTAAGAGATAAGATATCGGCAATTCGGGATATAGGTGTTGGTGTCTTGCCGGTGGTAATAACTACATGAATATGTTTGGGTTTTGGTTGACTGACGAATTTATACTGGTTTTCTTGGATATAGTTATCTAATCCATTTTCATCCGTGTTTCCGCTTTTTGCGTATTCTTCACGCAATTTGACGATATGTTCTTCAACTTCTTGTTCAGTGTAAATGTCTTGATCGTGCACAATTATAGCGAAGTCTTTGATTAAATGGCTATGTTTTTGCATCATTGCACTAAGGTATACTGCTAGTTTATTTGCGTAGTCATCATCTAATAGTTTTTCCCCAGTTTTAGGGTTTACAAAGAATTGTACAAGTTGAAAAACTCGAGCTGTTAAGTTGTTTGCCATGGAATAACCTCCGTTAATATGCTTTTACTAAGGACAGATATAGTTTGTGGTATAGAAACAAGTAATTTTGAAGTTCCTTTTTTATGTTGTTTCTATACGGTTAATATGTTACGTGTTTTTAGAGATGATTGCTCTCTACTTTAATCGTGATAAATTATGTTTTTTAATGAACCAAAAAACAGGCATTCACAGAAATTTCACAAATTAATACAGTTGATACAGTTTGTCTCGGTTTCAACACAAGCCCAAGTTGAAACCGCGCATAGGTTGTAAATAAAGGGTTTTCTAAACAGAAGCTTATGGAAATATACAGTAAATATAGTTGCTTCCTAGATAGTTTTTCACAATAAATGATTAAGCTTGTAATAGTTTGGATGATGACATAAAAAAGTCGAGACTTGAGTCGAGACCATGAATTGCAGAGGCGACAAATCCTTTCTTTTCAATGTTTATTGAGGCTGGTTTTGAGTTCGAGCCTCCTCAGCCTCAGCAAAGAAGCCTTCAGACTTATGTCTGGAGGCTTCTTTCGTGTACATATATTGGGACAGGCTTGTGAGTACAATTATATATGTAAGGAATATTGAAAAGGGGATACCTTGACAATATGTTCTATACGACATATTATAATTTTAGGAAGGATCTATATTAATGTACGAGATTGAGCTGTACGATATGGAGGATGGTCGATGTCCTGTCCAAGAATTCTTGGATTCATTGGAACCAAAAATGCATGCGAAAGCACTTAGAACTATTGATTTGCTAGAAGCTAATGGTCCGTTGCTGCGGGACCCACATTCTGGACCAATGGGAGATGGGATATTTGAGCTTAGGACTAAGCAAGGCTCTAATATAACAAGAGTGTTCTATTTTTTCTTTGTTGGCCAAAAAGCAGTTCTTACTAATGGATTTGTGAAGAAGACTCAAAAGACACCAAAAGCAGAGATTGAACTGGCGAAGAAATATAAAGCTGATTATGAACGGAGGAATTGTAAATGAGTAGTTATAGAGAATATAAAGAAAAAGCTTTAAAGGACCCTGAGGTTAAAGCTGAGTATGATTCGCTTGAAGCAGAATATGACATTATACAAGCAATGATTGATGCTCGTATTAACCAGCATATGACACAGAAGGATCTTTCTGCAAAAACAGGTATTACTCAAGCAGATATTAGCCGTATTGAGAATGGAACACGTAACCCTAGCCTTGCTATGGTAAAAAGACTTGCAGAAGGGTTGGGTATGCAGTTGAAGTTAGAGCTAGTCCCTAGAGCAGCGAAGCAGTAGGTAACGAAGATAAATAAAAATAACCCATGACATGTTGTCACGGGTTATAGTTTTAACTACCAACATTTTGAACATCTGCTATAACGTTGCGCAAGTGCATTGGATTCGGTTGTAGCTGTTGCCTTTGAAGGATTCATCCTGCCACAGTTATTTTTGCTTTGATAACATTTGCCGCTAGCAGGTAAATATACAGTTACATTGCTAACAGAAGAAGAGGTAGATGATTGAACATTTGTAGTAGATTTTGATGTTTGAGCTTTAGCGGGGGTTATTATGTCAAAAAGAAAAAGATTGTTTGAAGTTATCGAGGTTTCTAAAGATGATGATAGGATAAGTGATATCTATGATACATTTATGCTATTTACCATCATAATCAGTATTATTCCATTAGCGTTTACAACAACCAATACTGTATTTAATATCATCGACAAGGTATCAGCCGTTATATTTATAATTGATTATGTGTTAAGACTAATTACGGCTGACTTGAAGCTGAATAGAGGATTAAAGTCTTTTGTGCTATATCCGTTTACACCAATGGCTATCATTGATCTAGTTTCAATTTTGCCATCGCTAACTATATTGAATAGTGGCTGGAGACTTCTTAAGATATTCAGATTGTTAAGAACTCTTAGAGTGTTCAGAGTGTTTAAAGCCGCTAGATATTCTAAGAACCTTCAGATATTCATAAGAGTATTTCAAAAGCAACGTGATGCATTCCTTACAATTATAGGTATTGCTGTAGTATATATTCTTGTAGCAGCTCTAATAATTCTAAACGTTGAACCTGAGACTTTTGGAGATTATTTCCATGCGGTATACTGGGCTACAATTTCGCTTACAACTATGGGATATGGAGATATTTATCCAGTATCACCTGCAGGTCAATTAATAACAATGTTAAGTTCGTTTATAGGAATAGCAATTGTTGCTATGCCAGCTGGTGTAATTACAGCTGGGTTTATGGAGGAATTAAATAGAGATAAAGAATCGAAGTAGTTTTTCTTATAAGAGTATGTTCTGTTTTATAGAACGCTATAACTAGTCATATAGGTCTTATTCAATAGTTTTTCACATATTGTTGCTAGAATACTAGTCAGATGCAATATTTATACATCTGGCTTTTTAAATTAATAAAATTGTGAGGAGGTTCCTATATGAAATGCCCAAATTGTGGTGCTGAAATTGGCACAAACAAGAAGTGCGATTATTGTGGGACTACTATATCTTTAGACATGTTGCGAGAACAAGAGCAAATTAATAAAGAGGGATGCCCAAAATGTGGAAGTACTAATATCCAGTTTAAGAGAGAGAATCAAGGTGAAATCAAAAGCAAAAAGCAAAATCGAGTAGTTCATGTGACAGTTGGGTATTGTAAAGATTGTGGTTATACTTGGTATCCACAAGGAGAAGAACCTAAGAAAAGAAAAACTTGGTTATGGGTTTTGGGCTGGATTTTTATTTTCCCAGTTCCATTAACAATATTATTACTTCGAAAAAAAGACATGAATAATGGGCTTAAATATGGTTTGATAGCAGCGGCATGGATTGTATATTTATTGATTGGTTTTGCTGGTAATTCTAATGATGAGACAGCTGACACTGCAGATACTGATACTGTAATTAATACACAAGATGTTACTGAACAATCACATATTTACGATAATGCTGAGATTGTTGATTTGAAGAGCGGTGATGGGAGTAACGTAATCGGAACAGTTACAATTACAAGAGCAAATCGTGCAGATTGTACAGATGAAGCTTTAGCAGATTGGTATTTCAATTATGTATTAGCCCACTCAGACAGTAACTATCATATTGTCGTTTATAGTGATGTGGATGGTAAAGGAGTCTATGGCAATAAGGGCACATTACAGAAAGATGTAAAAATTACTCCATCTGGTAAGGATGATTCATATGATTTGGGCGATGATGCAGGCTCAACATATTATTCGATTAATGAGGATAGTAAAACAATAAGCGTTCGAACAGTGATGGCTGATTCCGGTGTAATTAATGAGGTTGCTTCCAAAGTTGATGCCGTAATCCCTGAGGAATATAAAGAAACGGATTATTATACAGTTGATGTTGCTGGTGAAGAGGGAAAGTTGGATTGCAACATAATACTTGTTGGTTCTAGTCTTGCGAATTCGGATTATCAGGCATTGGCTGAAGATATAGCAAGGAAAGTTAAAGAACTTGATTTAGGAATTGGTTATTTTAACATTTCTTTCCAAAGTGACAATGCGACATTGCATGCATTATCAGAAATTGATGATTTGGGTGCTCAGGATGTCTCAGAGATTTCTACGACGACATTTTAAGAAGCATGTACAATATGTTAGGATGTCGGAACCTGAGTCGTAACCAAGAATTGCAGAGACGACAAATCCTTTCTTTTTATTATTTCTTGAGGCCAAGATTGAGTTCGAACTTTCTCAGCCTCAGCACGAGAGAGTCTTTAGAATCTTTGATTCTAAAGGCTTTTTCTATTATGCAAAGAGAACTTTTGTATAGTATATACAGCGCAGCATAATTATGCTACAATATTATTAAGTAAGGAGGTAGTTATTATGCCAACAATTTTGCCTATAAGAGATCTAAGAAATACAAGTGAGATATCTGAAATTGCACATAGACAAAAGGAGCCTATTTTTATTACTAAAAATGGTTATAGTGATTTAGTGGTTATGAGTGCTGAATTATATGAGAAATTTGCTAGAGAGAATCGTATTGATCAAGCTATCTTCGAATCAGAGCAGGAATTTGCAGAAATAGGTAAAACTATAAAAGCAAAGGAAGCTTTTGCAGAATTGGAGAAAAAGTATTTTGAATAA